CCACCACGCATCAATTTGCATCTGCATGGTGTTAACCATATTGCGGTTGATGGTTTGAATCGCCTCAAACACTGATTTTGGAATGCGCGTCTCTTTGCTCGCCGGTTCCAGCAGCGAGCGCATTTTTATCACGCCACTCAGCAACTTTTGGAAAGGTTTGTTCAGCCGCGGTTTTTCTAACAGATTGGCGGAGAAACCGGTGTGATGCAGCTTCGCCATGGCGATAAACGCATCTGACAACTGGATGCGCCAATGGGTGTAAGCACGTTGCGCCCAAATGGCGCTAAACAGCAGCGCCATCAGTGAACCGAGAATGACGTCGCCGCCGCGCCATAAGGCGATGGTGAAATCGCCGGCCGGTGCGCCAACCACCACGCCGAGCGTGATGCCGATCAGCAGCGCCATATAGGGATGTTTCCCTAGCGTCAGATAGCCGCAGACCACCATCACAATGGCGCACCACACCAGCATCACCGGCAGCGAAAACAGCTCCAGCTTGAGCGCTATCAATCCAGAAATCAGACCCGCGAAGGTACCGCTAATGCGCTGTACCACGCGCGGCAGCACGTTGCCCCAGGTTGAAATCGGCCCCATCACCACCACCAGCGTAATCAGCGGCCAGGTGCCTTCGGGAATATCGGTAAGACGTACAAACAAGAAGCACAGCACAAAGGCGATAGCGATACGCACGCCGTGTACGGCGCGATAGTGGCGGTAGAACCAGAACTCAATCTGCGAGATGGGCTTGTCAGCGCGTAACATGGTTGTCCGGGAACGATACAATTTTGCGCGCTATGTTACCCTGGTGATTGCCGCACCATCAGTGTTGAACGCAATTATTTTCGACTTTTAGTCAAAATCAACATGCGCGCTACATCTGATTTTCTCAAGAGAAACATTGATGTAACGCCATGCGATGTTAGTTGGCAGCGCGCACCGGAATGTACATATCCACTAGCCAATCGCCGCTGTCGGAACCATCGGAAAGGTAATGTTCAAAGCACGGACGATTGTCCACTTGCCAGCCGCCCTGCTCTGTTAAGTGATCGAATAAGTTGTGCCAGGCACCGAAGAAATCGTTGTTAAGGACTTCGACGCGCGCATGGAAGTAAGTCCCGCCAGGCAATAATCCCTTTTCAATATCATCGTCCGCCGCTGGAATCACATCCTCTGCGGCAGTGATCACGGTTTCAACCCGCAGCGCTTCCGGCGGCAGCTCCTGCGGATTGCCGTAGTAGATCGCCAGCCATTCACCTTCGACAGGGTGCTCACTCACCCAGCTTTTCAGCCGGTTAAAACCGCGCGGCACCGTTTCCTGCCACGGGCCTTGCAAGTGGTAGCCGAGCCAGCTTTGCGGATTACGTTCAACAATCGATGCTTTCATACCTTGCCTCAATGTCAGCAGCTGAAAGCTCGATTGTGCCATCACCGCCGCGCCACGGCGACGATGACAACGCTGAAATACGTGACGGATTACAGTTTCTGTTTCACGTAATCGCTGATACGCGTAATGATGCCAGCCTGATCAACCGCTTGCAGCGCATAAAGCGGATAAGTGGCCAGCTGCTTATCTTTGTCCATCACCTGAATTTCACCAATCTGATCGCCTGCTTTCAGCGGTGCTTCCAGATCTTTACGGTCAATCACGTACTTGGCCATCACGTTGGAGACCTCGCTACGCGGCAGCGACAGATAGATATCCTGCGTGGTGCCAACATCGACTTTATGTGGATTGCCGTACCAGACATTTTCCGTACCGATTTTTTTGCCTGCGTGGAACAACTGCACGGTATCGAAGTTATTTTGGCCCCACACCAGCAGTTTGCGCGCCTGATCCTCACGTCCTTTCGAACTCTTGCCGCCCATGATCACCGCAATCAGGCGATGACGCCCCACCACATTGGAGGCAATAATGTTAAAACCGGCGCTTTCGGTGTGGCCGGTTTTCAGGCCATCGACATGCAGATTCTGATCCCACAGCAAACCGTTACGGTTGTTCTGCGTGATGCCATTCCAGGTCAGGGTTTTCTCACCGTACATGGCATAGAAATCGGGTTCGCCGCTGATAATCGCGCGCGACAGCACCGCAAGATCACGTGCGGTGGTATGTTGACCTGGCGCATCAAGACCGTGCACGGTTTCGAAATGGGTGTGCGTCAGACCCAGCTTCTGCACGTAGCTGTTCATCATGGTGACGAAACTGCCTTCGCTGCCGGCCACGTGATCGGCCAGCGCCACGCAAGCATCGTTACCGGAATCGATGATGACGCCGCGCATCAGATCGCGCACGGTGACATTATCGCCCGGCTTGAGGAACATCAACGAAGAGCCTTTAAACACCGGATTACCTGCGCCCCACGCATCTTTGCCGATGGTGACTTTGTCATCGCGGCTGATTTTTTTCTGATCGATAGCGCGATCAACTACATAGCCGGTCATCAGCTTGGTTAGGCTGGCCGGATTGCGCTCTTCATCGGGATTACCCGCAGTAAGAATTTGTCCCGTGGTGGCGTCCATGAGCACCCACGAGGCCGCATCAATCGGCGGTGGCGTCAGGGGAAATGGCATGCTGTCGTCAGCCTGCGCCAGCGATGCCCAAACAATCATTCCAGATACAATTACCAGCAGACGCCTTTTCAACACTTTTTCCTCAAGATCAAAAAAATGAATTTACCGCCGCACGTTTTACGGCAAATAGCGCTTACAGATCTGAAAAAATTGAAAAAAAGTATGAACTGCGGACAAATGCTGCGCGCCCGTTCGCAGCGAGGATGATGAAGGTTGTACTGCTATCAAGGGACGACTATCCTGTGCATTGATTCTCCACTGCCAGGATAATGCCGTGCCCGCCTCTGAGTTCACCTTCCTCTTCCACGATTACGTTACTCAATGCTTTAATGAATGATTTGTAAATACTTTTCCGTGAGCTGAATTTGTTTGGTACCCAATTTGGTACACATCACTAAAATTGCTCACACGTTATATCGTTGGCCGACTTTCCTCGTGAACATGTAAAACTTCGAAAGTGACGGTTCCAATAATGGTTACATTCTCCAGCGCTTCTCCATCGATAGTCTCTCCGTCCTGGCATACGATGTAATACTTCCCTAGCCTGCCAACCTGAAATGTTCCCCACGCCTCAAAGTAAACAACATCGCCCACCTTCGGCTTCATCGATTTATCGACCAGAACCATTCCATCAGTAGTAGGGATGAATAGCGTTGCCGCCGGATGAAGCACCATTAATGCGTTTAGGTCGATGCGCCTTTCGGCATAGTCTTGCGCCGGTGATGGAAAGCCCATGGTCACACTCCTGCTTGATGATAGTAACTGTATATAAATACAGTAATATCGATCAGTAGAATTGATCAAGGCGGAACGCAAGAGGTTTTTGTAAAGCCATTGGTGGGTATAGGAATTTATTTCTGAATAGGGTTTTGGAGAGGTTAAAAGCTGGCTTAATACACAGATGTGAAAAAATACAGCAGTTAAGCTGATCTTTTTATTGAGGTTTTTGTGATGCCTGGATATTATCCGAATATGTGGTCAGTAAGTGTCCGCCACATAAGGGAAAGCCCCGAGGAAGGTCGAAGTTCCTAGGGGCTATAAAACAGTCAGTGCTTGAATGTTTTCTTGAGATCTCGTTTTTGAGATTATCTCAAGCGAGATCCCGTGTAAAGCGTTCGGCACCTTATTTTTGAAGGTGCTTTATGAAAACCATCTGCAATAAGAATCATCGCTATAACCCGATGTTTGCTGTTCTGCCAGAGAATCAAGGGCAAGCCGGGCGTCATAAGTGTGCTGGCTGCGCTGTGGAATTAGCCGTGCTCAACAAGGCAAAAGGCATTCCAGCGTCTAATGATGACTCCATTCTGGCAACGCTGCCAGAAAGTCAGGCCGGAAATGTTCGCCACAAAGATGCCTTTGCGGCCTACCAAATGGTCTATCAGTACTAAACAATAACCCGGCCACCGCGCCGGGTTTGTTTTGCCTGCGGTTTGCGAAGGGTTTGGCGGGGAAGGAAATTTAGGCGAGCGACAAAGTCGCCCGACTGGTGCTAGCGCTCAAGAAGATTAAGGGCAATGTCTCTGGCTATGTTTGGCTCACCACACGACTCTCCGAGTATTACCTGCATCAGGGCATCCCTTGACAGCATGCGACCATCCGCAAGAATGGTAATTGCAGCATCTCCAATGATTCGAGCCACTTCATCCTGAGCTTCGTTGTTGAGTACGTTTTCCATGACACCCCCCCCTTTTCTGCATTTCTACCGTACGCCTGTAGTGGAGATGTCACATAAGAAACGACTCAAATGGCCCAATATCAATGGACACCCAGCAGCCTGCATGAAGATGGACGAGGTTTACAGCTGCCCAGCCGCTGGTTTTTTTGAGCGCCTAGTCCATCAATTCATATTGGCATTGTTCGCGTGCATTGCATAAAATCAATCCAACCTTAATGAATGACAAGTGTGCCACTATGGATCTCTCACCGCGATTAGTGATAGCGATTAACGTTGTCGCAGTCATCCTGCTTGTTGTAGGGCTTAGCTACCTAAAGGGCTGGCTGCTTTAGAAGACATATCTCTACTTGGAATCACAAAACGACAACCAACGGACTACTCCTAGTAAAGATTTCGTAATACAATCGAAAAAAACCGTTACCTATTTGAAGGGACTCACGATGAGACTTAACGCTCTCACCTCATTGCGCTTCATTGCCGCATTTGGGGTTTTCCTGCACCATTTTCACATGCTGCACGACTCAAATAATCACATCATAAAATGGTTCAGTTCGCTTCTTTTTGAGGGTTTTGTAGGCGTAACCTTCTTCTACATCCTTTCCGGTTTTATCATCTCTTTCAGCTACAAGCAGCACACATTAAAAAGCAAATTCAAAACCTCAGACTTCCTTTTTAATCGAATTGCGAGACTTTACCCGGTTCATATACTCACGCTATTCGTTGCTATATATTTCTACATCCCATCATACAACTATGAGCTTATTCACTTAGACCAGTTTATTTACAATGCACTTCTTATGCAGAGCGCAATCCCTGACCCTATGTATTTCTTCAGTTTCAACGGGGTTTCATGGAGCGTTTCCACTGAGATATTCTTTTATATTGCTTTTATATTTCTGGTTACGCTCAACAATAAACAGCTATTCATATTCGCCTGCGCCGTTCTTACATTAATCATTTATCATATGATGAACGTTGCCGACACAGCGAAGTACGCAGGATGGACTTATTACATTAACCCTGCATTCCGGGTGATTGACTTCATGGTTGGGATGCTGTTATTCAGAATTTACGACACCGGAAAGCATGTCATTAGCGAAAGAAAAGCAACAATTCTCGAAGTTGCTTCACTTATTATTCTTGTGGTTGCGATGTGGTATGGGATGAGAAACGTTGGAATGAAATACCGATATGATATTTTCTACATAATCCCAATGAGTTTCGTCGTGTATGTATTTGCTTATGGGAGCGGTGCTATTTCGAGGGCAATTAGCTGGAAGCCAATTGTTTTCCTTGGCGAGGCGTCTTTCTCTCTGTACATGATTCACCAGATTTGCATCTACGTGGCAAACAAAAACTTTGAATATAATCTCGACAGCATGAGATCAACATTTTTATTCATGTCAGCAACAATAGCCGTTGCGGTGGGCATAAGCTGCCTGATGTACAGGTTCTATGAAAGACCGGTTAATAATGGGCTTAGAAGGCTGCGCTACAGAAAAAGCAGAAAGGAAGTTGTGACGGAATAGAAGAAGCCCCTTGCGGGGCTTTTTTTAAATGTAATAGCTTACGTTTACCTGAATGCTGGAAGATGCACTCGTGGCAAGTTCCACCGTGCCGTCAGTTTTAACGCGAATACCAAGATGGCTGCCATCGTTATTTGCGCTGGCGAGTATCTTGTTGTCTGTCGGTCGTAATGCTGTGGGAATGCCTGTGAGGATCGCCGTTCCTGATGCTGTCGTGCCGCCAGTAAGTGTAGCCGATATTGTTACAAGCCCGTCTGACGAAACCCGCAAGCCCGGGGTGATAGATGCCCCCCACCCTCCCGCAAGCGTCAGACCAATAAGCGTGCCTGTGAACTGATTCCACGTGCTGTTGGCAATGTTTGCCGTTCTGGTAACGCATTTCGCAAACCCAGAGGAATAGCCATACAGGAACTGCAGCGTTGGCTGATCTACGTGTCTGATGGTTATCGCAGTGCCGTCAAATGGGAATCCGTCAGCAAGCTTCGCGCGATAAATGTTAATCCCGAAGCGATAGCTAAGTGGCGATGTTGCAGCTGTCGGAGCGCCGCTAATCGCGCCAGAGTTTGTGAAGTTATTGGAAACATACGGAGCGATAGAGCTTCTGTTGAAATACTTGTCGAGGAACTTACCCCAAATCCACGTCTGCATGCTGTCCATGGGGTGGATGCCAACACCCGGAGCCAGAATGCTTGGATGGTCAAGCGCGTTACCTGCCAATCCATAGCTGTCTGGCATCATGCTGTACGTGTCGAAATAGGCGCACTGATAGTCGCGGGCAGCCTGCAGGTAGATGTTCCTGAGTTGCTCATACCAGTACGCATTTCGGTTGTTCGGACTGTCATTGGTGCTATTCGGCCCGACCAGGACAATCGTCAGCTCTGACATGTTGCCATACTGCGCCGCACGAATACCCGCCAGCTTGTTTCTCAGGTTGGTAGCGAAGTAGACAAGGCGATCCGACCGGCCATTACCACCATCATTAATTCCGTACTTGATGATGAACAAGTCAGCAGACTGAGTGACATCAGGTGTCGCATTCATGTCGCCAACTGATGACCCGCTGACGCCACGATTAACGACTGTAGCATTGGGAATACCCAACCCAGCCAGTTGGTTTGACAGGTAGGTTTCAAGTTTGAATGGCGCCGTCTCTCCATTTAATCCGGCGACGGTACTGTCACCGAACAAGAACACTTTAAGCTGGCCGTTTGCGTCACCCTGGCCCGGAACCATCTTTTGATAGACGGGGAAGAAATATTCATATCCCAACGACTGATAATATTCGTCCTGATGGAAATTAACCTGCTTCACACCGCCGTTGGGGTCGGGAAGAACCAGAGCACCCATTCCTTTGAAGCGAACGCCGAGGTTGTTAATAATCCCTGTGATTCGGTATTGCTTTGCCTCAACAGATCCGTTGCTTGGTAGCAGAATGCTACCCTGAGAATTAACTGCGGAAATAGCAGCATTTACCGCGGCTGTATTATCAGTTGAACCATCACCAACCATGTCAAAGTCACCGCCGCCGATAATGTCCGCGTTTTTGTCATGCTGAGTTCTAACCGTTGAACCAGTAAATGGCTGTTTGACTGATATCAAAGCATCCCCTAGACCGTTTGCTGGACTTGATAAATTGCCTCGCAAAACAGCATCTCCTACACTCAACCATGCCCCAACGCCAATACCTCCAGTATTCAGTGGAGTTGAATTTTCAGGAACGTTCTTAGGCAAAACGCCATCCCAGCGATAATATTCGCCAGTAGTTGTGTCTCTCAGAACTTGATTTGGAAGCGTAATATTTGCTCCACCCTGAAAAGAATCAACGGTGATATAGCCATATTGCGCAATAGCTTGTTGCGCCAACCAGCGCAAACCCTCAATGGTGTAATGCTCTTCACCAAAACGATCGGTATATAAGTTTTCTGCTGAGGTTACAAACTCATCAATTTTTCCTGCGTTAAACTTTAGGTCTCGCGGTGACTCACTAGGTATGGCGTTATTGGTAGGTTGCGTAGTCATAATTTTCCCATAAAAAAAGCCAGCACGAAGGCTGGCGTTGTGTTGGATTGAATGCTGTCAGGGGTAAATAAGGTCGCTATATTCCGCGAGAGTTAATGCGGTTGTCCCGTCACTGTTAGGCTGCTTCTCGCTAATGATCCATCGCGTGGCATCAAGCTCTTCCGTAGTGGCTATGACGTATCTCGACGGAGACTGAACGTCATAGCCGTCGAAAATGTTGAGCGCCATGTCAGGAATCGCAGCGATGAATCCATATGCTGTGTCACTGCGCGGCGTAGCGGCATATCTGGCTGAACTATTGCCCAGCGAATCGGTGATGACCACAAACATCGATCCAGCGAAGTTGATGCGCTCGCTGGTTTCAAACGTATTCCCATTGCGGGAAACGATGTAACCTGCCTGCTGGTTGGTGTCGTAGGTGTCCGGCACCTGGACCATGTCGCCTACGTTGACCCACTCACCATCAGCCAGCGCGGTAATAGCAATGCTCATGCGGGAATATAGCAACCGGCGGCATTCCTTCTGCGCCCGATGGTCAGCCTGAAACGAGTCGCGGATATACATCATTTCGAACTTCTTCGCCTTAGTCGGCGCGCCAAGCTCAATCTGGTTGTTGCGTATCCGGTAGCGAACGAAAGCCTGCTTGTTAGTTGACGGATCGCGATATTGAACCTCAACGCCGTCATAATCGCCAGGAAGCGACATTTGATAGCTTAGCGAGTAGCCGGTATCGACCGTATTAGAGCGATTGAACACAGTTACCGGCTTGCCGCGCTTTTCATCCAACGTAAACGACAACACCCCGTCATCCCAGAAGACGCTCACGCCAGCCGCATCGCAAATCGTCTCCATGCGCGAACCCAAAGAAACATCTTCATCGTCAAAGGTGTAATCGCAGTAGCCAAGGCGCGAGTCTCTGCCGTCAATTTTGGTTTGAATCTGGTATAGCCCATAAATATCTATACTATTTTCTGGCTGACCACCGATTACCAGCCAGTTAAATATGGCAATGTCCGAGAATTTCCTTGAAGGGCGCAGCGTGTAGTCTACCTTCTGTGTGAAGGAGTTGTAGCTGATGACGTAACGATTAATCAGCGCGTTATACTTTCGGTCGCGCGAACTGGTAGCCTGCTCGGTTGCCGTCACTGTAACTCTTACGAGCGTGTCATTTGGATAGGCAACGTTTGTACGTTTCCGGACAATGTGGATCATCTCAACCTTCATCACCGAGTGATCGCTACTTGTGTTCGTGCGCGTGATTTCTACCGCATAACGACCTGAACCGGCGGCGGGAGCAAATTTATATGTGCCATAAAACATGTCGCTCTTACCGGTAAAGTTTTCCTGCCTGCGGCTGAAGGTTTCAGTGGTGCCGGGTATCTGGTTATTGTCAGCGTCAACTTTCCAGAAAGTTATTTGTGCGACCGCATAGTCGCCGTCACCATGGCCCAACTGCGATTGCAGATGGACCCACAACTCAGTGCCTTCAACTGGTGAGAAGAACGGCCCAACCGTCAGCGGCTCATTATCATTCAGTGTGAAAATAGTGGTGTTAACCACGGCGTTAGCAGGCGTTGAGTCGTAGTCATTTCCACTCAGGTTTCCGAAGGTGAAATTGTAGAAAAATTTGGGGTTAGTTACTGCGCCATCGCTGGTTGTGGTTGCTTCAATCAAGTCGCCATACAAAGTGATGTTTTTAGTTACAGATCCGCTCACAGTGCTGTACGTAACGTTTACGACGAATGAAACAGCATGCGGTTTCGCCAGATCGTAGAAATAAACGAAATTATTGTTGCGCGGGATCGTAACTTTAGCCTGTCCGGCCAGAAAACTGCCTGACGTGACACTGTTGGTGGTGGCAGTTTGCACCGGGAAGTCTTCACTTTCATTTGGCCCAGGCAATTCCTGCCCATCAATGTCATCAAACGTGAACCCTTCCGCAATCATAGGGATTACCTGCCCAGGTTGATAAACAGAGTACGATGCGCCAGCCAGGGCACCCAGAATCGACTCTGAATAGCGCACTGAGCTAACATCGTATTTTCCCAGCCCGAAATTCATCCATTCAGTGACTTTCTTATCATTACTGACGTACTCAAAGATTGATTGCTGTATCAGGTCGGGATAAGAGCGGATTAATCCGAAGTTGTCCGGGCGCGCCTCACCGTTACGCGCAATGTTGGTCTGCCCTTTAAGGCTATTGTTCGGTGATGTTTTGCTGTTACCGCCTGCTGCGCTGGCGTTGGGCTGACGTATCAGCCCGCTCATGATTTTCTGCGTGAATTTTATGGGGTTGAAGTGCTCCAGTGGATTCAGTAGCGTGCCAACAAGGCCGCCGCTTTTCGGCTGGTCAAAGATGATTACGCGGTCGCTATGCTGCAGAGTTATGCCAACTTCATCATCACCCCTGAGCTCCTTGCCATTCACATTGAGCCGCATCTCAGCATGCAAGGTAGATTCAGCCAGCCAGTCGCTAAGCAATGTTCCCGCAGGTACTTCCACGCGCTCTTTCGGTAGTCCCGGAACACGTTGAATCTCTATCACTGGCATACGAATAAAACTCCACTCTGGTAAACAGTTTCTGGATGGTGCGGATGTGGTCAGATCGAACGTGACCATTCTCGCCACGGCTATGTAGCGCGCGACCATCAATCACAAGGCCAACATGCACCGGCCGCGTCCCGTAGTAGGCAACAAACATATCGCCTTCGCTGAATGAATGACCCTTGCGCCAGTAAACAATCTCGCTGAAAAAGCATGTGGTGAACTCGCTGCATGCCTCATAACCAGGCACGTCGTGCAACTCAATGCCAAGCACATGCCGGTAATACAAAACGATCAATCCCCAGCAGTCTGCGCCCTCAAAACTGCAGGCACGGTTATGCCAGGACATCCCTTCAACCCTTTGGAGAAACTCATCTTTACGCATTCTGGAGTCCGGGGAATTCTTCGATATTGTAGAGACGGCCAACGTTGTTGTTAACCGGGTTTTTGAGGGTCAGCGAGCATGTAACATCGTTATGGTCCATTGAGACGTCGGACACATAGAGCGTCCATGGCTTAAGTGGAGTGTTCATATCACGGGCATCGAATTGCTGGTAAGTGGCCGAAATTGGAGTGAGCCGCCCGTAAGCCTTCCATGACTTAAGCTTCTGCTTAAAATCCTGAGCAAGCCTCCCAAATTTTACCGATGTATCAATAACCGGCGTGCTGCTTTGCTGGCTTTCAATCACCTCCATCCTGCATGGTTGGTATATCTGACCAGCAAATGTTTTCGGGAATATTTGCCGGTTAACCAGACGAACATAGCCAAATACTGGGCTATAAAAGGTCAGCGTGTCATACAGAATCTGGTTAGGCCGCTGGCTTTTCACCTCTCTGAATGTCGGCATTACGGCACCCTCGGCAGCGATTCCGGATCACGATTATCCGGATAACCTGTAACCACAATATCCAGCCAACTGGCCCACGGCGGCGGCAACTCGATAAGGATGTCATCAAAGTCATCATCGGAGTTTTTCAGCTCGCGAGCGATTACCGCTCCTGTCCAGGTGAATGTTGAACCACTCTGGTTCCACGTGGGGTATGCAGTGAAGTGCAGCTCCTGCTCTTCCAGCCCCGTGTCTCCAGTGCCCGTAGATATGAGCATGCTGAACCATTGATTGGCGTTATCCAGATAGTTGGGGCTTCTCAGCCACTGATAAAACGCTCTGTGCTGCGCTGAGGTGAATATCCATGTCAGGTTAAACGATGCCTTCAGGTCATCCGTCATCTTCTGGAAGATTGGCGCACCTACTTGTGGCTGGTCGGTGCGAAATCCCGTGTCATTGGTTACGTTCTTATTCGACTTCTGAGCGAGAGGAAGCCAGTAAGGGTAAGGTATTGCCATGGTTATCCTCTTGCTTTGCGTGGAGCCTGGAAGTTGCTCGTCAGCGCATTGCTGATTCTGCCTCCCTGATTCAGATCTGCGACAATTACGTCAATTGTCACGGCATTACCGTCACTGCTTGTCTGTGCATCAACCGTTGCTGACGTGTAATTCTGGATATTGATGACCACGCCTCCAGATGCCGACACGCTGCCACCGCCAGAGCTCAGATCTTTGTTGCTGATAACAGAGCCGTTATCACCGGGGATCATGTACTGGCTGCCATTGCTGGCCCGGTAGATTTCAGGCATGCCACCCTCACCCACCTGGTACATTGAACCAGCCGATACCGGGCCGCCATTCTTACGCTTTCCAGCCAATCCACCTGCCAGCGCCATACCTGCAATCAACGCGCCAATACCGATGATCGCCGCACCACCAAACGAACCAATTGATGCCGCCGCAGCCGCTGGCAACCATGCAACCGTAGTTGTTGCTGCAGATGCTGTGCTTGCTGCGGTGGTGGTGGCAATACCGGCAACCGATGCGGATGTTGTCGCCGCTGTTGCTGAGATTTGAGCGGTGGAACCCATCACAGCGGACTTCACCCACTCAGCGCCCATCTGGACGAAAGAGTTAATCAGGCTGTTGATGGCGTTGCTGGCGAGCGACTGCATAGCCTCTTCAGCCGTCATGCTGCCAGTAACCATTCCGGTGAAGGCATTGGATGCATTGCCAGCCAGTGAATCAAATGACGCTGCAACAGCTTCGTTACCAACGCTCTGGTTGCGCCACATCGTCCACATCGCCGCGGTGCGCTGCTGCTCGTACTGCGTGTTCAGCGAATTACGCAGGGCAAGACTTTGCTGCTCGGTAAGAACTTTTTGATTCTCGAACTGTTGGATAAGCTGCAATTTCTGAGCGTTTTCATTGGCAAGCTGCTGCACTGGGTCAACGGTGCCGGCGGCGGCCTGCTGAGGAGTGACAACCTGATCGGCGCGGATTTTCGCAAGGTTGGTCTGATGTTGCTGCTCCAGCTGTTCAGAAGTAGCGTTATATTGCTCCTGGCTGATTTTCTTAGCGGACAGCGCAGCATTCAGGTCGTCTACGTCCTGCTTGTAGCTCGCATTCTCCTTGGCTTCCGGCAATAGCTTCTCAGCTGCAGCCTGAGCGCGAATAGCATTGCCAGTGTCCCATTTGGCGGCGGCATACTTACCTGCCAGCGCAATATCTTCCTTAGTAGCAGCACTCCCAAGTGATTGCTGGGCCGTTAGAATGGCCTGCTCACGGCTCAGCTCTCTGGTGGAGTCACCAGCTAACTCTGATTGCTGTTTGAGGTTTGCCAGCTTCTGCGCGATTGATTCGGATTGCGTTTCGGCCTTCTTACCTTCCGCGACTCCAGCGCGTGTTTCCTTGTTGCGGTTTGCTTCGGCCTGCTGAAGGTCGTATTGCGCTCCAGCAAGCTCTCCTGCTGTGTTTGTCTGGTTCTGGTTGCCGCCCTTTGCATTGGCCTCCATCCGTGCTTTGGTTACTGCGCGAAGGCGTTTATCAGTGATGGCCAGTAAGGCGTTTTCAGATTCGAGGTCTTTGTTGTAGGCATCTGCTTGATCACTTCGCGGCAACTGCAAGCTAGTTGAGTTGAATTTCTCTTTCGCTCTGCTGGCAAAATCTATGGCATTGCCAAACTGATTCATCAGGCCTGAAGCAACGCCAGCAGCGTCGCCATCACGCTTAAGCAGGTCAATACCCTGCGCAAAGGTGCCATTCATCTGGGCGCGAAGAATACCGGCCTTGCTGACTGTCTGGCTGAGCTTGGTTTGCGCTGTCTCATTCTGCGCCAGTAATTGCGTGTGCTCGCTTTGTGCGTCGGTCAGCTCAGAAAGTGTCACCTTGTAGAGTAGGCTGCCTTCCTGAAGATAACTAAGCGTGCGGCGCAGGCGATACTGCTGCAGTTCATTGGATTCAAGGCTGGACTGGTTATCCTTGATTGCATCTGCCTGCGCTTTGATGGATTTGGTGGCGCTGTCGATTTCAGCAGCAAGCTGAACCTGACTCATGTTCTTCATCTTGGCAATCACGCCATCCAGCTTGTCAGCGAAATCGATGCTCTCCTGGCGAGCCTGTTGCATTTTCTGATAGAAATAAAAGATGCCCGCCGCCGCGATAACAGCCAATCCTGCTGGGCCGCCAATTAACGCCAAAGCTCCTTTAGCTAAGCTGCCAATCGTGGTTGTCGCAGCAGCAGATGCCGCGGCTGCTGTTCTGGTTGCAGCTGCTTCAGCCAGTTGCGCTTCTGCATATGCTGCGGAACGCTGGATAGCTACAGATTTAACTGCGACAAGGTTTTCAAGCGCGAACGCCTCCGCCGCCGATCCTCTGGCAACGTTGTATTCCGTTTGCGCCAGTGCCAGGTTCGATAAAGCCTGCTCTTTGTCCAGGCCAGCCTTAAGCGCAGTAACGCGAGCGGCGTTAGCTGTAGCTGCTGCTGATTGGGCTGTCGCTGCTGTCTGAGCCTTCGCTGCCAATGAATCATCAATGCGGGCTTTGGTAGCCAACGCCAGCGCACCGACAAAACGGCCGCCAAAGATGACGGCAGCAACAGCAATCGCATTAGCTACGACATCAAGATTCTGGCTAAGCGAAATTACGCTATCGTTGAACACCCGAATGGTGGTTGATACGCTTGCGCTTTCCCCAACGAATTTAGTTATGTTGTTGGTTGCGATCGTGAACGCTTGGCCCATTGTGGTTACGGTATTGGCGAACTCTTTAGCTATTTCATCACTCTGTTTAAGCAATCCGTTCACCACAACTTCTGTGGTCAACTTTCCTTCAGCGGCCATTTTTCGCAGTTGACCAATGGTGACACCCAAAGAATCAGCTAAGGCAACCGCTAAGCGGCTACCGTTCTCAGATATTGAGTTGAACTCTTCACCACGTAGAACGCCGGATGCGAGCGCCTGAGAAAGCTGCGTCATAGTCGAGCTGGCTTCCTCAGTGGTTGCACCTGACACCGCCAAACCTTTGTTGATAGTAGAGGTGAGAGTGACCAGATCTTTGGTGCTGGTTCCTGCGCTGCGGGTCGCTCGCTCAAGACGACCATAAAGTGTCGCTGTAGCTGCGAGGCTGCTCATTGTGTTTTGAGAAATATCGAAAACACGCTGAGTCACTTCTGCCAGTGATTCATTGGCGCGTACCGAGTTAGCTAGCTTGTTATTAACATTTACCCACTCGTTTCCGTATGCCGCAACCTGCTGAACTGAAATTGCTGCAATAACGCCGCGGGCCACCGCACTCAGTCCTGACATGGTTCGCTGCATTGAAGCAACAGAACGCTCAGTTCTGTTAACGCTAGCCTCAAGCCTCCCCATGCTGCCGCCCATGCCATTTAGCGCAGCATCAACTTCACGGCGGGCCGCCAGCAGGCGTGCGGTATCCATATCCACTTCATAGATGATGCTGCCTGCGTTTAAAGTGCCTGCCATTCGCTTTTCCTCGGGCATAAAAAACCCCGCCGAAGCGAGGTTTGATGAGTTATATTTTCTTATTCAAAAAAAGATATTAATTTGGAGGTTATTTTGGACGCTAAGATTTACATGGATGTATTCACATCCATAGATGTTAATGATTTTGTGATTAAAGCATCCCAAACAGACGATTCGACCGGGACAGTTTTGAGGGTTCATCTTCTGTGCGAGAAAATGGTTGAAGCTTGGGTTTGTGCCTCAACTGGATTCCCACACTTACTCGATGATGATGGCAGTCAGTTGCTAATTGAATGTAGCGCCAAGTTAAAATTAGCTAAAAATACGGGCTTGCCAGTTAGCCTTTATAAGGCGTTTAAGGTAATCAACACGCTACGAAATGACATTGCTCATAATCCTTCAAAGCAGGAGATCCCTGACAATAAGATTGCCAGCCTTCGCAGTAACCTAGACAACCATCTTAGGTTGAAGGGTAAAGAATTAACTGGAAAACATTATATCAAGACATTTGATGAGAATGGTGATGATCTTGCCTATGTAACCTTTGATTCTGAAGAGCCAAGCAATAAACTCAAATTAAGTCTTGCTTTGAATATAATTGTTGGCGAAATGGCTGTTGAAGTAGCATCAAGAAATAAAAAGTGGGATAACGACTTTAGGCAGAAGTAAAAATTTTATAGGCTGGCTTTAACCTCACTTTGCCAGCCTCTTCGCTTTTTTCGCCATGTAATCGTCCGCAACGGCATCGTACTCTTCACGCGTGAATCCTTTCTGGTCAGGGTATTTGGCGTTCAGCATGTGCTGGAATTCTGTCATGGTTAGACGCTCAGCCTCTTCCCTGCTGATGCCGAAGTGATTACGCGCGGCGCTGATATATTCGAAGGCTGAAAACTCGGATGTTCCGGTGCTGTTCTCGTGTCGCTGTAACTGCCGCACCTTAGCTTTACCGATAATGCCGTGAGTGATAAGAGATTGGGCTATCAGCAGAATTTCGAAATCACCCATTGGGCCAGCGCGGCGCTTAAATGCCCTTCCTTTAGCTTTTGCCGGACGAATCTCACCAACTAGCGGTGACAGGTCACTATCGCTACATGCCTCCATCACAGAAAGTGCTGCCATTAATGCGCGCTTGCCGTATGAGCTGGTGCGGACATGCTCGATAAGCCATGCTGGAATGTGTCCGTATGCTGATGCTGCGCGTTCGACCAGCGGCGTCACCTCATCGCTGTGCAAATCGTAGAATGCCTGCACGATATCCTGTGGCTCACCAATGCGCATCATATTGGCGAATGATGGGCGAAACATGTAATCAGTGTCATGCGTAGATACCAGGCACTCGCCAATCTCTTTCATCGGGGTCATAGGTTAATCCGGTAAAAATCATTTTCGGGGCAACCAGGTGGAAGCCCCTGAAATGGCAATTACTATGCGGTGACAGTCACTGCGGTAGTGCCAACCAACGCACCATCGGTTGTAGTGAAAGTCGCGTTGCCGTTGCCAGCCGCTACGCCGGTGATAAGGCCTGATGTGCTGATGGTGAACTTCGATGGATCGGAAGATGCCCACACACCAGATTTATCCGTCGCATCACTTGGAGCCACTGCCGTTGTCAACTGACGAGTGGCGCCCACAGCAACAGAGGTTGTCGCAGGCGTCAGAGTTACGCCAGTAGCAGGCACTTCGTTATCGGTGTCGATCACCTGAATAGTATCCGCATTAGCAACTTTGAACTCGGTAGAGAACGTGATGATGTCGTTAGTGCCGCCATCAGAGCTCAATGCGTTGATCAGCATGTATCCGATGAAGGTAACCGGCCCGAACTCCATGCGCACCCAAAGCGTTGGCTGGCGCGTCGCCTGAATTTCGGTGTTGAAGTATTTAATCAATCGACCTACGCCATACTGATCTAGCTTGTCATTGCGGCGCACCTCACCTTCAAAAGAGATGGTGAAGTCAGCATTGGTTACGATGTTTTCAACATAGCCTTTGGTGTCATCGGCATCCGATGTCACGCTGTTCGGCGAGAAATCGAAGCCTTTACTGGTGCCAGCAGCCAGAGCTTTCCACTCCGACTCCAGCGGTACCGCATCGGCGCAGCCATCTGCTACTTCGAGCACAATGGCGCGGCCAAACAACTTGGTGTTGTCCGTTGGGCAATTTGCTGCCATGGGTAATTCCTCTTTGGTGTTATCGGCTATTCGCCGTACTTGATTGCAAACTGAAGCCGATAGACCAGGCGGCCTTCGGTTGTGAGAACGGGCGCGGGGATTCCGCCGAAGTTTTCGATATAGCCGATACAGCTATCTGAAATTGAGTTGCTCTGAATGCTGCTGATAATCTGCTGCACGCGCTCATCGACTGCACCGTTTGCGCCCTTCGCTCCAATCACGTCAACCATCACGTAATATTCGGCGCCTAGCTCATCACGAATAGACGATCCGCCATTGGGACGGAATACCATGAAGGCGTCAGTCAGCTTACCGCTGTCATTCCACATCAGCAGCTGAGTGATGAATCCGGTGGTTAAGCCAGCATCAACGAAGTGATTGCGAACGCGGGTATGCATTGGAGGATTCAAAATGACATCTCCCTGGCTATTACCCTGTCAATCACATCGCGGCTTTCTTCGAACCCTTTGGTCAGGAATTCTTTCTCTGCCGTAGCACGTCGGAACCTCTGCGGATTAGCCGGGTCATGCACGTAAGCGGCGTATGAGGCGGTATAACCGACCCGCCCGGTAATGCGTGCACCATTAACGACGATTTCCCGGAACTGGCTGTTGAGCAGATATGACGTATCGATTGGCGTGTAAATTGCGGCCTGTGACGCGCCGACGATCATCGCGCTGGTAAGAGCGCGGACAATACGCCGGTCCTGAATGTTATCGATAGCGCGGTTAACGTTGCGTGAAACCTGCCTGATGCCTTTTACTTTCACGCCCATGACTACACTCCAGTAATTATCGCGAAATCGTCTGCCGTACGCTCAAAGGTGTCTGCATAGCGAATCGCTTGCATCACCTCGTCGGCACCGGCCGCAATCGGGTCAGGCTCAGCAGAAGCGCCAATCAGCAGGTAATCGCCGGTGTCAGCCAGCGCATACTCTGTCCACACGGTGTTCTTAACTACCTTCTCACCGCCGATGTCGCCGAGCCGCTTGGAAAGCCCACCCTGATAATCACAGGCAATCACCAGTGGCGCTTCGAACATCGGGTCGCCGTAATCATTGCTTGCTCCTGAGCGCTTCCAGATAGTCGCCTGAGCGGTGTATGACCAGCTGGCTAAAGATGACATGTCATTTCCTCCAGCCGATGACAGCGGGCTTCTCAGCGGCAATGCGCGGGCAGTTGATAACCCATTCGCCGCTACTGTTCACGTAGCCGGTTGTCTGCCGAGCGTTTGACGTCTTCACCCACACTCGCTCGAATGGTTTTGGCGGTTGTGATGCTGGTAGCCAGCTCATCGCTTATCACCACACATGCAACCACCCTTTCCAATCCAGATACCGGCAAAAGCCTGCTGAGTCGGATCTGCAGGTATCAACCCAGACGCGCAACCGAACTTATCCAGACCTCGAAGTAATCCGAGAGAGCCCTTCCACCGATCGGCGAAGGAGCCGTAACGAAATGACCGCGACGCACCAGATGGGGCTGACTGAGAGCTGATGTATTTATCGCCCTGCCCCAGCCCCATCAGTCCTAATAGGTATATCTGAATCAGTAACGCTGTCGCTGGCGTGTAGTTAGCGTCAAGACACTCCTGAATGCTGTTGGCCTGCTCAACCAGCGCCGCTAAGATGAAATCTGGCAGCGTAATGCCCTGGCTCACCAGATAATCTTTTGCCTGTTCCTGGGTAACCATGAATACCTCTTAGCCCTGCCTGAACAGGGCATAAAAAAACCGCCTTTAGCGGCGGCTGTTATTCAGCGGGGAAAAGCTTTTCAAGCTCACCATCAGGCAGTAACTCCGAGAGCTTTTCAACACCTAGGTTGCCTTTATGCTCAATGCCCAACTCATCAAGCCGCGCAGTGATCGCATCTTTACGTGCTTTATTGTCACTGGTCGCAGTTGGCGTTGCCGGTGTCAGTGCAGATGATGCTTTATCCGATAGCTTACGGACGTGTGATTTCAGCGACGGGTGTACGGTGTTTAGTTCAACCACGTCACCCTTTGCCACGCCGTGCCACGGCTTAATCACTTCGTATTTGTCAGCCATGATTGCTCCTTAAGCTAGGTTAGCGCCGTAGACCACGCCGGACAGGCCTTCGCCATCCTTCTTAATCTGCAAACCTTCTGCAGACATGATCTGGAAGTTGTAATTGCTCTGCGGCATCGGGCGCGGCAGAGGCACAACACCAACAGCCATACCAACCAGCGGAGAAATCACGTCCTGACGACGCTCATAGGCGATGAACTCATTGCCTGACAATGCGTAGGTCATCTGAATGGACTTAACCGGGATGAATTTGCTGATCGCATCCAGTACGGTACCGCTTAAGATTGCATTGGTGCCGGTGTTGATGTCGACCAGATACGGCTTAGCCATGTTCGCCCAGATTTCAGGGCTGACCCACATTTTGTCGTAAGCGGTAACTTTGTTGGTGCGTGCATTCACGCCGAACGGACCAACCGGACCAAAGAACGCCAGCAGCTGCGCCGGGTTTGCTGTGGTCAGATCAATGTTCGCGCCGCCCGCGCCGCTACCCAGATTAATTTTCTGAGTGTTGCGGTGGTTTTTAATGCCCTGCGCTTTATAGCCATCAACAGAAATGGATGCATCGCCGTTCAGGTAGAAATTGACGCGCTTTTTGTGGAACTTGCGCATCTTAGCGGCCTGAGAGTCCAGAGCAAGATCGATACCGACAGTGCTCAGGCCAGCAGCGTGACGCCAGTTGACGCCATAACCGGCAGTAAATACAGGAATCGGATCGCCATCAGAACCGAATTCAGTGTGGTCAAAGGAATATGGCGCCTGACCATCGATGCTGATTGAAACGTCATCAGCGATATCGCCAGACACGTTATACAACTTCGCGGTTTTACCGATCGGCAGAACGGTTTGGACGCCCATCAGGTCATTGACGATTTCCATGCCAATTTCCTGATCGCGCATCTGGATAATCTGGCGGTCAATCTCAGCCCAGAATTCGCGAGTGAAGCCGCCGATGGCATTCGCTGCCAGCATTTCATGCGTCATGCGCGTGCGAAACGCGTTGACCATCATGTCGTGCTGGGCATTGAAGATGTCACGGTTCGCCCACAGCTCGTTCCAGTGTCCGCGCAGTCGGCTGTTAGCAGCCAGTGTTTCAGCGGTAAAATACATTCTTATTCTCCTGATTAAGCGCCAGCGGCAACGGTGCCAACGCGCGTACGAACACGGATGAAATCAAAGGTGCTCGCGGCAATAGTTGCTTCATCCTGGCTGTAGCCGATCACCGAGTCGGTGTCTTCAGTTGCCAGAGTGAAGTTGCCATTGGTGCCGAGCTTGATAGGGGAATCCTTCTCATAGGTTCCCGGCACACAGCGCAGAGCGAGCTCACGACCTTCTTCGACGTAATTACCCACTGCGGAGTCACCAGCCGGTACCGCCTCGGTGATATTTAGACCTTGGTGGTAAGCAACGTCGATGATGTAGATTCGACCAGTCAGCGCGGTGGCCTGCGCGAACTCATTGTCGTCATTGATGACTGCCGCTGAGCCCGGCTGCAATGCTGCAGCGGTAACGCGGGTTTCGGTCTTGTACAGAGACTGACCGTCGATATTAACGCGACGATAACGTGCCATTACGCAGCACCTCCAAAGTAAGCAGCCGGATCAGGTGCGCCGGTTACAGGTGGATTTTTGGCATTGTTAGCGCCGATCTGGGTGGCCTCACCCATTTTGCTGAACATCTCTTTCAGCGCTTCGCCTGTCAGCGCATTGGCAATAATTTCGCCGTGCACCTCTTTAACTGCATCGCGCATGGTCTGCTCTTCGGCGCGTGAGTTGGCTGTCAGCGTTTCCGACAGCTTTTCTTGGTTGGCCTGGAGCGCATCAACCTTGTCAGAGAGCGGCTTAATTGCCTTCTCGGTATTGGTCGCCACAGCCTCGCTAACCATGCTGCCGATTTGTTCGAGTTCTTCTTTGGTTAAAGGCATGTCGCCCTCCGTTTGGTGGTTTGTTGCAGGAGCTTCCTGCGGAGTGAATAGTGATTTGAATTTGTTGGCAGCGATTGCCACCCATGATTCCTGACGAGCAACCTTTGAACCGACATCATCGAAAGTGATTTTCCCGCCGTCGCTGCTGTAACCGTAAACCTGTGCGTCGCCGCCGTTACGAATCACGATCGCCTGAGAATCTGTGAAGTCAGCAATCCACGCGTAGTCGTCCGGGCCGGTAACAAACTTGTCGCGGGCAGCTTGTTCGATACGGCGCTCACGCTCGCGGTAGGATTCGCCAACCAGTGCGCCAGAGTTGGCCTTGAGTGATTTGGCCTGGTCCGCGTTAACCATCAGGCCAACACCTTGTTCCGGCTGTGCGGCACCGACCTCATGCAGCAGAATGGCGTCGTGGTCCATAGCGTTGATTTTCGCCACCCACTCGATGCCCTGTGCCTTTTGCTCTTCGTTGGCTTCCAGCTGCTCAAGGAATACGGCTACGCTGGTATGAATCGGCGGCACGTCTTCACCGCGCTCAATTGCTGCCACACGCTCCAGAAGCTCACGTCCGCCTTCGCTTTGATTGGCAACAACGGTGTCTACCCACTTCTCTGCGTAAATACGGTTGCCGGATTTCTTCACGTTGCGGTTCCATGCGCCGATGTGACCGGCGTTGATGCCTTCAGGTGAGAACGCGGAAACAAACTGGCCGTCTACGGTTGGATGCCCAAGCGGTGCTAGTGTGCCTTCCAGACCCTGATAGTGAGCGTCGATTTCAGAGGCTGAATAAAGCCCGCCGTTCATCACAACGTTCGCCGGCAGCGTGTAACTTGGCAGCACCAGATGCGCGCGGCCGTTATGCGTTTCGCGGCGAATAGCCTGACTGTTCACCTTGGTGGTGACGTTGACCTGCATAGTCATGGTTATCTCTCGATTAAGCTGCGTGCTTATGTCCGCAGCAGTGATGTAATTGGTTTGCGGCTAGTGACTTCCACTGCCTGAATTCTTTCTGCGCCATTTCGACAACCTTCGAATTAACCGGGTTGCCTTTGGCATCGACCAGCACCTCGACCTGAGAACACTTGCAGTTGATCGCATTCGCGCCGGTGGCGTACCACGCCCTGACTTCTTCGACGGTGTAGATGTGAGCATGACGGAATGCGTGAGACTGCCTCGTTGTCGGGCTTAGCGCGGAGAAGTGCATGAGCCGGATATTCAGCCCGAGGTTTTTCCTTGCCTCGTCCGCTTCATCCCATCTGGCCCTACGCAGCGCTGTAGTCAGTTCGGTGCGGGCGATCGTATTTGCTCTGCGCGATTCAATGCCTACCTGATTTCTCAGATTGCGAGCCACTACCGAGGGATGCAGCCCGCGCCCCATCCCATCAGTCAGCACGCGAGCCATGTTGCGCTTTGTCTCAGCTGACAGCCCTTTCATCTCTTCGAACTCACGCGCATAGACCAGCGACATTCGACGCTGATAAGGCTCGCTGAGCAGAAGCGACTGAAGTGATTGCCGGTCAGCCAGATACGTTGCTGACTGCTGTGAAAGGTTCGCGAATGCCTGCGCAGTACCGCGCACCACAGCCGCCTCAACATAGGTCTCGGTGAACCAGTTGTGGCTCTGGTCTCCCTCAAGAAGGATGGAGTCCGTTAGCACGCTGGCATCATTGAGCGTCATGGTGAGGATGAGCGGGTCAATCTGGTATTCGTAACTGGCATTAACAACGAGGGTTGCAGGGAATCGGTCAAGTGCGGCTATGTAGGCTTTGCCGATCCGTTTCATGCGGCTGGCGAAATCCTTCATCGCCTTGCGCTCTAACCGGTCGATGCCGGTAGGGTCTTGCTTATTGCTGGGCAGAATCGCCGGTTTGGGCGTCGCCTTCCTCTTCGCCATCATCAATCTCCGGCAATGGTTCGCCGCCACCAGGTTCATAACCAGCAGCAACGCGAATTTCATCAACCGAGAAAACCTGCTCACCAGATGCGAGAGATGTCTGGTTGATGGTGCTCATCTTTGTTGCGCTATCCAGCTTGTCAGATGGTGACTGCTCGTTGAGCTCATCCCACACAATGCTGAATTTGCCGACAGGTTTGATGATTTGCAGATATGTCAGTTTGTCGACCATATCCTCAATGTCGAACGACAGGTCACCGCGACGAGACTGGCAGCGGCCATTAAAGTAAATCTGGTCTTCAGTGCTGGCGCGCTCCCCTGACTGATTACCAACGATGATGCGAGATGGCATATCCACGGATGAGCTAAAGGTCTTCAGGTTCACGTCATAGGTTGGTGAAGGGTCAGCAACAGCTGATACCAGCGGCGTAACAGTCGCTCCCTGAGTCGTTAGTGTGGTGTCATTGCCACGGTTAACCTCGACCGCGACCTCATCAAATCGCGCCTGCAATTCGTTGACGCTAACGCCATAAAGCGAGGCCAGATTGTTGAAGTCGATTTCTTTATCGAAGTTGATATTGAGCTGGCGCGCGGCGTTCTTCAGGAATGATTCACCTGAACCACCCTCGACTTTCTCAAGGCTGACACAGGCGTTATATCCAGGCTCGAGGAATCCGATTTCATCATCCGACATATCACCGATAATCAGCACACGATCGGGGTGAATGTTGCGCTGCGCCGTGCGGCCATCGGATAACGACTCGCTGTACTGCCACATTGTGATAGAGCCATTGTTGTCACGGCTGCCAACCTTCAATGCGCTGGCCCATACCGGGGTTATCTTCTGTAGCGCCTTACCTTTGATTACTGGCTGGTCCCACTTCTTGCTATCTCTTATATGCAGCAAGATGCCAGCCCAGCGACCAACAAGACGCCGTGTATCGGCTTTGGCAAATGTGCGCCAGAACCGGTGAGTGAACACCTGATTACTGACCTTTTCCCATGCAGTTAGCTCGCGAGAATCATCGGACTGTTCACCCTCGATCACCTGCGGGTTAGTCTTCCAGCAGTTCGAAACGAGTTTATTGACCGCTCCGTGAGCGATGCCGCCGCGCCGGTAGAGTTTGTACAGGTCATAGAATGACAGGTCGTCTTTGAAGCCGTATTCGCACCAAGCACTTTCACGCTTGGCATCCAATCCCATGCCGGGGTTGATTAGCATTGCGCGCGCACGGGCAAGCCTGACGTCATTCAGCGCGTGATTGACGGCTAGCGTTAATTTGTCAGTCATGGTTTGTCCGTCGGTGGGTTATCTGCCTTGCAGGCGTTTAGGAATCATCATGCCCATTGGCTGAGCGCCGCCCAATTCAGTGAGCGCGTAGACCATCGCATCGAGGCGATCGGGAGACTTCTTGGAAGTGGCTGGCACGTACTCCATAAGCTGGTTTTCCAGCACATAGAGATTGCCCTGATTAGCAACGCGCCCTTGTTCATACAGGGCAGAAATGGGCTCAGCACGCGCATACTTTCCTTTACTGGCATGCACACGAATGATGCGACCTTTGAATGCGGCATTGCGCAGCGTTTCCTCTGCCATATCGCCACCTTGGTTCGTTTCAATGACGATCGCATCAGCACCATGCTCTTCATACGCAAACATTGCTTTCTTGGCCCATCCAGCCGGAGAGAACTTCCCGCTGTAATCAGCGTCTACAGAATATTGCTTCTTATCGCCAGCACCATAAGCGCTTGCAACAACGATTCCGGACTCATCGCTCTCTTCACTGTTAGTGGCCTGTGGGTCAATGGCTACGACCGAGCGAACCTTATCGAAATGAATCTGAATTTCGTGCGCAGCAGTAATCATTGCTTCCGTCCAAAGCGCTCCTTCTGCATTGAAACGGCGAGGCTTCTGCATGTACTGCGCTTCAGCAGTGCGACGGTGCGAGAACAGAGATACGCGATGCGATTCGTTATGCTTGAACGGCCACAGCCACCCATCAGGAAGCCCGTGGTCAATGGATATGGCGTGAGTGTTGTCCGGGTACTGTTCGGAATAGCTAAGACTGTTGTCGACTAACACGGGCAGATTGAGGTGGTGCCAATTCTCCCCGCTGCCACCTCGCAGCAAATAGCCGCTCAGGTCGTGGTAGTGGATGCGCTGCATAATCACGATCATTGGCGTTGTTTCAATCGCCAGACGTGATTTGATGGTTTCGTTGAAGCGATTATTTACGCCGTCTCGCACCGTTTCACTGTAGGCGTCATCTGGCTTTACCGGGTCATCTATAATCAGCGCGCCCTGCCAACCCGGCTCCATATGTCCGGCACGGAATCCCGTTACCTGGCCAGCAGCGGAAGATGCGTAGACGCCGCCGCCGAACTCATTCCACCACATTGCCTTGCTGTCAGCATCGTCACGCAACTCCATCGGCCACATTGACTGATATGCTTGCGAGCGGATCATGCCACGTGCAGTGGATGAATTAAGAAGAGCCAGATTGTGCGAGTAAGACAGATGCATGAATCGGGCGCGATTATTCAATGTCAGACCGCGCCCCATCATGTTGATGGTCGCCAGTTCGGTTTTGGTATAGCCAGGCGGAACGTTGATTATCAGGCGGGTTATTTCGCCATCGATCACGCGATCAAGAGTATGCTGAATTACTTTGTGATGAGGCGCGACAATCATCTTGCCGCCGGTGCGCTGCTTAAAGAAGTAGCGAGCGTAATAAAGTCCATCCTCTTCACACTCTAACCGGCGTGCGTAGTTCTTTTGCTCAGCAGTCGTCATCCTCCAACATCTCCCGCCGCGCAGCTTTGTATTCGTCTTTGGTCAGCGTGGCCACTTCTATCGGGCCGCCATTCTTGCCTGTGTGTTCGTGCGAAGCCTGCTCTTTGAATGCCATCACACTGATGTGCTTGCCTAACAGTTCAAGGTTCTTGACCTTATCCGGCCACTTAATCTTCCTGAGGATGTTCTCCATCGTCGTTTCATCGAAGTTGGTTACGGTAGTGAGGATATCCAGACCGCTTAACGTGGTGCGCCACACCTTTGGCCATTCGTGGACCATCTTCAGGCCGCCATCGTCTTTCAGGATGTCGAGCACGTCCATCTCGTCGATTTCAACCAAGCGGCGGAGCACGTAATCTGCGTTGATCTCTACCCTTTCGTTTCGACTTGATTTAAGGTCAATGATGCGTTGCGCAATGTCAGGTTTTGACAGGTTTTCAGATCCGGTTCGGTTTGCAGTCTTTTCGCTGTACCCCGCCCGAATTGCCGCTTGCGTGGCGTTCAAATCGATGAGGTACTCGCGACAGAACATTTCCTGTTTGTCGGTGAGTGCCATTTTATACCTGAATTAATTAAGGTTGGTATTTATGAGCTTCACTATCATGAGCCCTTTTGAGAACAAGCCTTTAGAGAAATGCCCAGATGGAACTTCATTAAAAGGCATGACTTTCGAAACTAGAGAAGATGCATTTAAATTTTTGCAGGAGCACGGATCAAATCCTATAGAGATGCGTGACACTGATAGCTGATTTTTCACGTTTCCGGCACATACTCCATCTTCTGCACGTCATCCGGCGCGAGGTATACCCAAGCGCCGTCTTCCTGAGCAACACCAATGAAGCCGTTGACGATTTCAGGTTGTGATCGGTTCATCAGGCCAATGTGGGTTTCACCTGATTTGGTAGTGACTGTGATGCGGTAGGTGTCAGGCATGTTGGCTCCAATAAAAAACCGCCCGGAGGCGGCTTAGTGCAAATTTTTTACTAATCGTGGAATATGAATTCGACTGAATGCATATCTCCTAATTTATTCAAAATGGTAATCTTTTTCGTGCCACCCTTTAAGTAATCCATGTAAAGGGCTGATAATTCCTGCCACAAATTTGTTAGGTTTGTTTTTTTCAGCAATCCCTCGCACATAACCCATGCTGAAAGCGCATCATGCCAACATTTCTTTAACTCTCTAACTGATTGCTCTGCAGGGGTGTCTCCGATTTGTGGTAATGCTCTTTCCCGGATTTCCACCATTTGCGCCATGCTTCTATCCCAGTCATTCGGCATCATATGTATGGCATAGTCCAATGCCAGCAGCGATCTCTTGAACTCACTTTTTATTTTTGTCTTCTCTTGCTTCTTCCAAGTGGTAAGTGCTGCAGCGGCGTACGCTAGAGTAAGCAATGAGCCAATGGCGGTTACTACAGTTGCAATCGCTCCCCACATTACCCACCATGCAGATTCACGAGTAGCCATCAGAGTCTCAAAAGATATGAAATCGGCGTCCATCTTATTCCCTTAATTTTGAAGGGAATGATTTTACCTCATACAATACGATTGGTCACATTAACCATTTTCAAGCCCACCATGAGATGAGCTTTGAAATGATCACTTTGGCAGGCCGGGAATGGTGATTTGCCCATGCTGGTCTATTCGCTCAATGCGCGCGAGCAACTGCGGTTTCTTCACCCTTCCCCAGCGATTCAGCAATCGACCTGACATGCTCGCCACATCTTTCTCTTTCATAAACTCAAGCACAGCAGCGTTTCTCTCTGCCTCAAGGTTTGCTACGCCCTGACGAATCATGTCGGTCATCCAGTTGAAAGCTGCGATGTAGGCTTCTTTAAATGCCATTGCAGCTTTGCCGGTAAAGCTGAATACCAGCATCGTCCAGCCATCTCTGGTCATCTGGTAGAAAGGTTGCGGCTTACCGTTCTGTAACTCATTGTTTTCATGGCAAAGCGTAAAATTGCGCTCTGCAAACTCATTCGAGCACTGGCTGATTACTGCGCGGGTTTTACGTAGCACGTCTTTGTGATCCTTCCCAAAGGCCATCGCCACTTTAAAAGTGTCAGTTGATGACTCCGCACCGGTAAGAAAGACCAGCTCTCGAAAGTCCATGCCATTCACTACAGTTGGATATGTCATTGCGTTCTACCTTTTAGAAAGTGAGCCTGTTCGCACAGAAAAGCCGCCCGAGAGAGGTCGCCACCTATAACGGCAATTCTCAGGCTCGCTTACTGAAAGACTCTCGTTTAGATGCGCTGCGATGCGCGATGTGAAATGAAGCTGCAATAACCGACCACCATCGGGCAGTTATAAAAAAGCCCCGCTATTGCGAGGCTGGTTTTTGCTCTGTTGATTTATCCCACTCTTCACGGAACTGTCCGGGATTTTGGCTACCTTGTAGTGACATAGTTACCTCATACATTGTTCGTTGATGTACTGCTGCAACGCAGTGATTTTCAGTTGGTCGCTTTTGATTCCGGCTCTGATACCGAAAACGTTTCGTCCAGCAATGTCAGAGAGTTCGACGGTGGCTCCATTGTCCACGCTGGCGGTTCCGGTGGCTTGCTTCTGACAGTTGCCTGAGACGAGCACCCGGCCACCGCGATCAAGCTTGCGCTGCAAAGCATCATTTTCAGCTTTCGCACTTGCTAACTCCTTCGTGTATTTGGCATCAAGTGCAGCCACGTCGCGCTGGCGCACCTGCATGTCATCTATGGTGGCGTTAGCCAAGTTAAGAGCATCAGATGCTTTATCGCGCTGCGCTTTGTAATCGATGGCGTTGCCACGATAAATGGCAGTCTGCACGCCCTGCACAGCAACAAGCCCTAGCAAAACTGCGATGATTATGGCCTCAGCTTTAAAGGTCATTTGGGCCATCTGCCAGGCAGAGAGAACGCTCCATGTCGCGGCGGTTCATCAGCCCTTTCCATTTCATGCCACCGGCGTAAACCCAGCGGCGCAGCTCTTCACATGCTCCAACCTGATCGCCTGCATTGAGCTTTTTAAGCAGAGTGGATTTGGAGAAGGCTGATGTGCCGACGTTATAGGTGAAGCCGTAGAGTGCAGCTCGTGGATATTCACCCAGCGGCACTTTGACCATGGAATCAACAGCCTTCTTAACCGGCTGCAGGTCATTCCACATCAGGCGATCGCATTCGCGGTCGGTGTACTTCTTGCCCTTCACGATATCGGAACCGGTGTGACCATCGCACACGGTCCACACGCCGGCGACATCTTTGTAAGGTTCGTATATGCGCCCCTCTACCCCATCCTTTCCACCGAGGAATACCGTTGCGATAAGCATGGCTCCGCCGCCGGCAGCAGCAATAAGCCTGTTGCGCAGTGTGTTAGACATTGCCATTGAGTTAATCCTCGGAGAGTTCGGGCGCGTTGGGCCAGTGTTGCAGCGCTTTTATCTGCGCCAGTGTGGCCTTGCGTTTGTAATACCAGTTGATGCCGAGCGTGAATAGCGCAACCAGAATACCGGCCAGCACACCAACAGCACTCCATTCATCGGGACTTAACCGGGTCAACAGACCGTTGGCAATTGTCCCGGCAGATGCGCCGTATGCCGCGCCTGATGCCAGTTTGCTCATATCGATATTCATATACACCTCGCTGTTCGCTTGGTGCCGCCTGTAGTCGTAAGAAAAGAGCGCGCATCCCCACACAGCAATGAGGGCCTGAATAAGTTTGGGATGGCGCTAATACAAAAAAAAGGCCCACCGAAGTGAGCCTTTGATAATATTTCTTGTATCAGGCAGCGGTGATTTCTAACCGCTTACCCAGCGCTAAAAGCGCCTTTTGAATTGTGTCGATTTTGGTTGCGTGCTTCAGGTCAAAGATGCGCGTCACTTCCTGCTTTTTTACTCCCATGCGTGAAGCCAGATCAACCTGAGTTAAGCGGGAATCAATGAACGCATTAAGCATCATCACCTTTGCCGCCACGCTGGCGGGCACTTCAACGTAATCGCCGGTTATATCACCGGGTAGCGGAACGGCCCGGCTATCTTCAAAGTAGAAATCGAATGAAGTAACCAGCGCATCCAGCCCCATAGCTAGCGCCTCTTCACGCGTATCGCCTTGAGTAAGCGCCTCCGGTATGTCCGGGAACGAAACCACATATCCGCCGTCGCACGATTCCAGATTTATAGGGTATCGCATATCGTCTTAGTGAATCTCCGCGAGTACCAGCCCCGAAGGGCTGGTTTGTTATTTCAGGCCTAACTGCTTGAGTATGGCCTTTCGCAGTGGTTCTTTTAACTCAGCTCCGGGATGCCTGGGCATTACACTCGCCTTCCCGTTTAGTCTCAGCTTCAAGTGGTTTGTGCCATTTGAAACTTCAACTCCCTGAGATTCAAGCCACCGCCTGAACTCGCTTTGCTTCACTACTCCTCCTGTCTGTTGAACATGAACCTATAGTAAGCATTTATGCTTACCGTGTCAACATTTTTGATTACTGGAGGGATCGATATTCTAATTGGGTTAATTCATGCTTTAACTGGTGAAGACAATAAAAAAGCCTCGCTAGCTGGTGAGGCTACGAGGCTCTTTGACTATCTCACGATTTTTGCAACTGACCGATTAAGCTGCGATCTGTTCGCTTCACTTCCCGATCATGACACTAATTTGCCAGGTTGCTTGCCCTTTGTCTTTAGCTATTCGTGCCATTCATTCTCTTCACGCTGCCATTTTAGGAATCTCCTTCTCCATTTCACGATTAATTGCGTAAAACATTTCTCCTTCGAGGATATCCAGCGCCCATTCCATTCTGTTACGCGCTTCCTTCTGGCTGATACCGGTGAAGTAAATCAGCGATGAACCGATATTTTGCACGCTCTTGCGCTTGCAGTATCGTAATCTGGCTACGTTGCGAACCGGATTGTCTTTACCGAACGTCTTCACCATGACTGATTCAACGAAGGCAGCATCATCTGATTCTTTGGCGAGAGCGATGATGTTTGCCGTTGATGACTGAGGTATCAGCAAGTCCCTAGCCTTACGGAATAACTCTTCCCCGCGCAGGCCTTCGCAATGCAGTTCTGACACGATTTTTTCTATCTGCCTTCCCTTCTGTTCACTCCACTCGCATCGCATCATCAGGCGCCCGATAACGTTCACTTCGCAGCGATCGTAATCCTCTCCTCCGAGGTGTTGGCCCCATACGGTTAACAGGTGGCGAATCCATGCCTGTTGCGATCGGTTGATAGTCTTCCATCCGTTACCGAATAGTCGGCGCATATCGGCAGCGCTACGTACACCTGCAAGCCTAACGATTTGCTGAAAGTCTCGTTCAATGCGCATGTTTAAGCCTCATGAGTTTTGCTGAGTTCCGGATGATTCGATAGTTGATTTCCGCCATGCCAGGCATTCGCATCAGCCTTAGCCGTTGCCACTTTTGTCTGAGGCGGTCGGTCATGCGGCTTCTCTCTGTTTGTTGAGTTCACGCAACGCAGCCCTGTAATGCGCTCTGATGCGCTCCAGTTCTTCGCGGGTGTATCGGTGAGGTGTGTTGTTAGATTCGAGCGCTAAGACGCGCTGAAGGCCTATTTTTGCTATGAGGTTGACCCTGTATGGCCCGATGTTGCCGGAGTGGTGAACGTTACAGGCTGAACATTGGCTGTGGGCGTTATCCTCATTGAACCGTAACTGCCTGGCCGCTGCCGTTGTCCTGAAATGCCCTGCGTGATAGCTGACTGCCGTTGTGCTGCCGCAGCTGATGCACACGTCGCCGTCTCTGGCCCTGATGAAGTCGTTGAAAGCTCGCTGGGTCATGTTCATCCAGTGGCTTAACGGCTTCACATCGGCTTTGCGCTTGTTCCATGCCGCGCGCTCCTCTTTCGCCAGGCGCTTTTGCTTGCGCTCGGTGAGCTGGTTAGCGAGTTGGATGGCACATTTAGGAGAGCATACGGTTTGGAGGCTGTTGCGGGGGATAAACTTATCAGGGCAGCATTTGCATTTCTTCGGCTTCGGCGGTTTCGGCTTGATGCCTTTAGCCATTATCGTCTCCTGTCATGTCGAAATTGGGATCGGCTTCTACCCATCCATCTACGCAGGCAGCACAGCAATAAACTTCCTCCGTGGTGAGTAACACAGGACAACCAGCGCACCTGATAGCGGGCGTATCGCCAGATGGCGTGGAGTGGGGCGTATTCGAAGTGTTCTGCATACCAGCCGTCCTCTTCGCAGGTGTGGCAGCTTATTCCGTGAAAGTGCTTATCTTCGCTGGTGAGGATGGTGTGGCAGCGGGTGCAGCGTTCTCTCATCGCGATAACCTCACTCTATTAGCCACAGATTGACGCAGCCCTTCCAGATAGCTGAAAGTGGTTACTTGCGATTCAGTGGGTTTGGGCTTGGGTTTCTTGCGGGGTGATTTGGTGTCGTAGATTGCGTGGTTTTCGTAGCGTTCCCAGATTGATTTGCGTCTCTTCATTGAGCCCTCGCATTCATTTCCCGGAGGGATTTCACGCCGTAGCCCATTCGCTGGCTGATGATTGCGAATGTCAGCCCCATTTTTCTAAGCTTCCCTACCTTGTTGCACTCTTCCTGTGTGTGGTGTTGGTATCTGCCTTTGCTCATGCCGCCCTCCCAAATCGGTTAGCCCACTCAGCAGCGCGTGATGATTCATCGCTGAATCTGACGTCATGCTCTGCGCCGAATGCGTGGATGATGGTTATGAGGTCGCGCATCTCGCCGACGCGCATCTTGCTGGTTGACTGACCCAGCACTACAAAGCCGCCGTCGATTCCCGGCACGGTTTCCTGCTTCTTCAGCGCCGCGCTGAAAACGTGCTTCCAGCTCTCCGAATCCATTTTCCTCCCATACCAGACAACCTGTGATGAAACGTCATGCAGGCAGGCCCAAAGCATGCGGTTCTGCGCTAGGCTGCGGGTGTCTTCCTGGATTGTTACTTGCAGAGGTTTGTCGGTATCGGTGGGTAATTTCTGTATGGCGCTGATGCAGTGTTGCCGGACGTTGCTGTCACGCAACAGGTAACGTTGTGTCTCCATTCTTGGCCTCAATCATTTTCTGCACCAATGACAAAGCCTCATCAGCGATGCGCTTAGTCTCTGGTGTAGGGTTGGTGTCGTGGATGCTGTCGATTAGTTCGTAGAGATTGCGGAGTGGGTCAGGTCTGAGGGGGATTACGTTGCTCATGGTTCATTTTTCCTTCCACCAAATATAAAAATGGAAGAACCAGAAGCCGAAGCATGGAATCGGGCCGTCATGCCAGTCTTGCTTGTAGCCCCAATAGCGCAGGTTTTTCGGCAGTAGGTTCCAGTAAATCATTTCGTTTTTATTGATGCGGATATGCATCTGGTTTCCCCTCTCCACTTTCACGGCAATCATCGCCGCTGGTTTGGATTTTCATGAGGCCTCCTGTGGTTTGTCGTAAATCCAGTGCAAAACGTGGTTTGAATCATATCGCCTGCCTGCAACAAATATCCCGCCGCCGCTTTCTCTGAAGTGCGTGGCATGACCTTTGCCGAGAAAATCCCCTGCTTCATCCCAAACCTTCAAAACAACATCATCTAATGGCCTTTCCTGCGGGAAGTAGCTGGCCCATTTATTTTCGCCAACTTTAAGCCTCATCCTTCCCTCCCATCATTTTCAATCTGCCGGTAGGCGATGATGTCCACAGCGGTTTCTGGCACATAGTGGTAATAGCCGTGTGACCAAATAAAGCTGTTAGCCGGTTCCGATAATCTAACCTCGCCATTGCGAAGGCGAACATCTACAGTCGAGTTTTCAGAAACCGGCATCTCACCACCCTTCCACTCAATCCAGCCATCATTTTCAATCTGCCGGTAGGTATCCGTTGGGGGCAGTAGCACGTCAAGCATTGAGAGCATCTCCCTGCCATCCTGAACCCACTGACCCGCACCTCCTGCAAATCGGTAAGTAACCACATCACAAACGGCTTCGGGGTTGTGCTGATAAAGCTGGAGGAGATAGTCAGACACATCACCAACAGGGCGCTTGATGTCTGGCACCTTGCCCGGATTTCGCATTACGATGAAAATGTCACCGTCACTTTCCTGCTGCTCCAGTACTGGCAGGGCTATCTCAAGGGCTTGCAGGTACATACCTTCCTTGATTGATATAGCCCAGTCCTTGCGCCCGACATTTAGTTCGGCAATGAGGCTTCTGCACTTGTCAGCGGTTAGCTTGTTCATTCGCTCACCTCATGGATTTGCTGACCTGCTGCTAACATGATGTCTTCGACGGACTCAATCACTGTAAGAGTGGATCCAGAAACCATCCGAAGCCTAGTCAAACCAACTTCATTCATGCTTTCTATGTGAAAGACGTTGACGAATACAGGTTCATACTCAGTTCTGTTTTCAGGTTCGCCCCAATTATCTGTTCCGCTAATTGTTACCGGCTCGTGCAATTTGAGTATTTTCAAAATCCACCACTCTTAGTTTTTTTATTGCCGCCTTTGTCGGAACGTGAATCACGCTGTGCCGGTTTGGTTTCGCCGAATACGCGCTTAATAAGCTCAGCGAGAGGCAGTCCGTGAATTACCTGTGTCATGCTGGCTCCTTAACTTTCATACCGGCCGATTTGATAGCGTCTACCACGTCACGCTGGTAAAGCTGAGGTTTGAATACGCCGTCATACCAGTATTCGCTGTCGTTGATGTCAGGAATTTCCACCGCTGCGGTGTCGGTCAGAGTGATGCCGCGGCTGATACCTTTCACCCGATGGATGTGGCCCTTTCTGACCAGCACATCGACGTGCAGATAAGCGTTGCTGGCGCAGTAGCCGAAGTGCTTACCGATTTCGGTGTAGGTGGGTGCTATGCCGTTTCCCGCGATTTGTGAGCTGATGAACTGCAGCACTTCGCTCTGGCACTGTGTGAGGTATTTGCTCATGCGGCACCTCGCGAACGGTATGAATCCCACGTGAAAGCCAGTGTGCAGCCGCCGCCGTCGTTCATGCGGTCAATGACGCGCTCACCGATGAAGGCTGACAGCTCTTCGAGTGGCAGGTTGCTAATCAGGATGGTTGGCTTCATCTGTTCGTAGCGCGTGTTAATAACTTCAAACAGAATCAGCTTTTCCGACTCGCTGCCGAACTGCACGCCAACCTCATCGATGATGAGCAGGTCAGGATCTGTGTAAGCATGAATAACATCGTACTCGGTGCGCTCGGCGTTCTTTCCCCACGTGGATTTAAACGCGCGGGCGACTCGTAATGCGGTTGTGAACATCGCGCCGTGCTGATGCTCGTTGATAACGTACTGTGCGATCGCCAGTGCCAGATGGTTTTTGCCGGTTCCTGGCTTGCCACACATCACAAGTCCGCCACCCTGCTTACGGCGATCAGGCCATTTAGCGGCGTACGCTTTGCACAGTTTCAGGCAGCGTGCAGCTTCAGGATTCACTGCTTCGTAGTTGTCCAGGGTTGCATGTGCGAAACGCTGCGGCAGATTAAGATCACCCATAAGCCGGTTGATTGCGCTTTCCTTGCGGCGTTGCTGGATAGCCCCCTCGTCGCTTTGAAGCTTGATAAGCCGTTCTTCAAGGCATCGCTTGCATTCGCTTTTAGTGGTAATCCCCTTTCCAGTGTTGCCTAGAGTCATCTTACGAACGCGTTGCTCGAATGGGCCATGCTTGTCGCACGCCGCCTGCACCACTTCGAATACTGTGTTTTCAATCTGAAGAGGTGGAGAATTAAGCTCATCCAGTTGGTTCTGAACTTTCGCGATCTTCTCGCGGGTATCGCTCGCCATTGAATCGTGAATGCTCATGTTCAATCCCTAGCCCAAACGGGCACCTGAGTTTGACCGTAGTCTTTGCTGTTGAAGTTTTCAGCCACAGCTCGCGTGGTAGCTGGCTGAATACGCTGTGCAGTTTTTGGCCCGTACTTAACCGAGTTTCTCAGCCATGTGTTAAGTGCGAGATTCCAGTCTTTGAACGTTGAGCCTTTCGAGCGGTGGTGATCAGAAAAAGCTTCAAACTCACTTTCCAGATTCACGCCAAGGCGTTTAGCCAGATCGCGATTGCCGTCATTTGGGGTTAGCTCTTTGGGATACTGCGAAGCCTTTCTGGATTCTTTAACAGGCTTATCAGGAATGGCTGCGGGGACTACAGGGGTAATATTGTTATTGTCTTTACTGTCTTTTGTAGAATTGTCTTTTGTGTTTAACAGATTCTGTAAACCCGGTTTTACCGATTCCGTAAATGTTTCCTTTACAGATTCTGTAAAGTTTACAGTTTCTGTAATATTTACTGATTCTGTAATGACAGGTTTACTGATTGTGTGAAACTTGGTGTCCCAAGCACTGATTTCTTTGTTGATGCCAATCAGGCGCCCATTCATGGCTAGAACTTTCATCTTGATTAGCTTATTGCGTTCCGTGCTGCACCGGGTTTCAGGTAACCCGGTTAGTTCGGAGAGTTGAGCGTTCCCTACCCAATCAGATGTTTTGTTGTACCCGTATGTTTTGCGAATAACCGCCAGGGTGATCAGCATCTGGTTCTGAGTTAATCCAGCGCCTATAACAGCCTCTAGCAGCTCATTAGCGATACGGGTGAAACCATTGTCGGTATCAACCACGCGACGCTCCACGACCTGCAAATCAGGCCTGATAGGTGAGACGTTTTTAAGGGCAGCTTCAGCCATAAAAGCACCCTTTACTGTTTACATATCCAGTTAGTCCTGGCATTATTAACTCCGTCGATTGTCAGAATTCGATAGTTATTTGAGAGCCATCTGTTACAGCAGGTGGCTTTTTCTTTGTAAGCACGTCAGCAAACCTCCGCGCCAGTTCGACTATTTCCGTGTCGTCTACCCCATACTCCAGAATTGCCATCGCCATAGCTGCCTGGCTGAAGAAACCTTCTTTCATCCGGGTAACCTTGCAATCAGGTACGCCCATCAGCTTTGCGAACTTTGTCTGGCCCATTACGGCCAACTTCCCTAACAGTTGCGACTCAATGCGAGACGCTTTTTTGCGGTACTTTGCAGCTTCCATAACAGATACTTCTCCGTGTTGAATTGGTTACGTGACATTGCGGTGAGCAAGTCACTTGGGTTCTCCCCACAAGGGCGGGGACAGATTCAGAGTTTTTAAAGAGCGGTGTTACTTAAGAGGCGGCTAACAGGTCAGCTAAATCAGGTCGAATCTCATATGGTTTTACTCGGCCCTGTGTAGCCTTGGTGATGGCCAGTACATACTTGGCATCGATGCCACCTCCGTGCAGCCAGCGCCAAACTGTTGGCTGCTTTACACCGCAAAGATCAGCAAGCTTCTGCTGGCTTCCTGCGATGTTTACAGCTCGCTGAATAGCTTTGTTAGTCATGTGCAATTCCTTTACGTATTATCACAAAGAGAATAATAGCAATGAGTATCAGTGAAGGCAATAGCTTTCCACATTTGACGGTTAATACGGCTAGTTATAAATTGCCGGTTATGAATAAAACGCTTGCAGAAAGATTGGCTTACGCCATGAATGAAAGGGGTATTTCTCAGGGGGCTTTAGCTAAAGCTTCAGGAGTTGCTCAACCAACTATTTGGCGGCTTGTGAAGGGCGAGGCGAAGGGATCTACGCGCCTTGTTGATATTGCTCGGGCGCTGTCGATAAGTGTTGAGTGGCTTGCTAATGGAACCGGATCAATGGTTTCAGATGAGAAGATGACATATCCCCATCCACCGAAAAATGAGATGTCATTGGGCGGCGTTTTCCCCGTGCCTATCTTCGATAAAGCCAACGTACAGACCGCAGAATATATCTATGTCCCTCAGTCAGTTGAGAGTGACACTTGCCGGGCTTATATGCTGGACAGAAATAGTGGATGCAGCGAAGCGCCTGCTGGCACCGTTGTAGTTGTGGACGCTGCTGAACACCCTGGCAACGGCGATCTTGTTTATGCGCTGGTCAATGACTATTACTCAGTATATCGATTCGTAGATGGTGGCCCGCATGGCTACTTATCAGTTGATGACGATCGCGTACCTTTGATTCCTGCGGCTAAAGAATCAACAATGATCGGGGTTGTTGTGTTTCTTCTTCGTGACTTGAAACGAAAGAAATAATCCTCTTCATTTTTAGGGGGGTTGTATTCCACATACCCTCCTTGCCTATTCCTAAGCAAAGCCGTTGCCATACCCCCTCCCACTTGTTAGTTAATTCAACAATTTAGCCACTTCTCCATTTGTAACTACTGTTTATGTAAACAGTGTTTTTATAGTGAAACACATCCTTCCATAAATCAAGCTTACCGTTCTGCTTTTTTTAACTCTCCCCGATAACGCATTAAATAATCCAAAAATTCGTAATTTTTTTCGCTTTCGCATCATTAGTTTATGTGAATTGCTATTACTTTTTTACCAATACGTATTGCTATGAATAATACGCAATGCTATTGTTTATCCCATCAGCAGGAAGCACTACCCAACAGGATGTTGGCGCTCTTTAAAATCGATGGGGTAATTTCTCCCGCCCTTGTGGGAGACCAAAGTGCAGTTGGCTTTGGCGATACCGTGAAATGCAGCGTGAAAAAGCGCAACCGTGAAGATCAGCATCATGGCACGGTATGGGCCTAAGCCAATTAACGGAGGTGAATATGTTTGCAGCTACCAACAGCGTCAGCCGTCGCTACCTCAAGCGTGGCGAACTGATTGCAAAGCGCCGCGAAGAAGCGGTACAGAACAAAGTGAAGTTTGATTGCAGCGAGGATCGCGTATCACGCGCCACCTCCTCCCCTAGTCTGCGAGATAAGCAGGAAGGTGGAGCGGTGTGTTTGCCGGATGTAGCGCAATTTGCAGCAGGCTATCGGAAATCTAAAGACAACGTGACGGCGAGGTAATGATGGAAAACTGGGCAAAGTTATTTGAATCAAACGGGCGTCAGGTTCTGGTCACTAAAGAATACGATGACGATGACCTGCCGAAATTGAGTTTTTCGGTACGGATTGATGGCGCAGAGTTGTCACTTGGTCCGGTATTCAAGGGTGATAACGGAGAGGCAGAGCGCGACAAATTGTTTGAAGTATCCGATCAGGAAATGGCGGATAACTTCACCAAGGCCATGATTGGATGCGATACCGCACTGGAAGCAGCCAAAGCTCTGGCAGGCAATTGATTTGACACCTGTTCACTAAACAGCGTGGACGCAGCAAATAACAACTGAGGATTTAACATGAGATTTTGCAAAACAGAGTGCAACCCATCTATCGATTCTGGCAAAGCTGACGCTGTGACAATCGGCGACTTCACCATCAGTAACTTCGGTGACGGACAGGTTTGGATTGAAGACGGCGAAGAAGATGCAATGGCAATCGACGAATCGAAGCTGGTTGAAGCGCTTAGGGCATTTTACGACGCCAACTTATAGGGCGTGGACGCAGCAGAACTGATAAGAGGTGAGTATGGACGATCTGGAATATTGGAAAGAGTGTATTTCGCAGGCCAGCTGTGATTGCGATCTGAATTTGACTGATGAGCAACTTAATTGCCTCGCAGAAGATGTAAGTGCCGGTCATGAAAATTACGGCATGGCTTTCTACTCTCCTCCTGACTCTGACCGCTACGCAGATATAGAGCGTGAATGGGAGCGAAAATATAAGGCGCTGCAAGCTCAGTTTGAAAAATACCAAGGCAATGCTGAAACCGCAGTTAAGCAGGCGCTGGGCCAATACAAGGATGCGAGCATCAGCATCGGGGAATACGGTGAGGTTCTGCGGCACAGTGGCAGAACAGAGCGCATTCAATAACCCGCCCCAGCGCGGGTTTCTTTTTACCTACACCAAGGCCAATACCATGAGCACAAAAGATTGCATTATCTGCTGGGTAGTGACTGCTTTGCTGATGGGGTTGGCGATGATAGCGAGGATTTGAGATGAGTAAAGAAACAGGTGGGCCAGCATTTGCTGCAAGTGGTCATCCGGGTCAGCAGTTTGTTCAGCAGGAAGGCATGACGCTGCGTGATTACTTCGCAGCTAAAGCCCTTGGTTTGTGCTTTGCGCAATACCTAAATCATGCGGAAGCCGAGGGATTTCAAGATGGGTGGCGGGATGGGGTTGCTTCTGACGCTTATTTAATGGCAGACGCAATGCTGCGCGCTCGGGGCGAGTAACCACTGACAGGAGAGAGATAGATGCAGGAATTTGAATTCTTCGTCATGGATGGGCGAGCAAGGTTTGATACCGGCCGAGCGGCGGTCTTTTCTTCGCTTGGTAGAAATCCACCAAAGCAGTGGAAGCTGAGTCGTGATTGGGGCGGGATGGATGCAGTACTGGTACGCGCTCCAGTCCAGTCAGAATCTAGCAATGGCAAAACTTCATGCGGAGACTTTGAATACCTTTGTGACATCGAGTGACACCGCAGAGCTGATTGCTAAGTCAGCTCAACGGTGCATTCCGCACCAACGCTTAAGAGTCGAGCCCTTGAGCAACAAATAGAGCGTTAGACACCTTCGCCCTCTCCGGAGGGCTTTTTATTGCCCGCAGGAGAGGAAAATGAGTGAAACAACGGAATTAGCAGTACTCGAAATTAAGCCAGAACAAGCGCCAGCGTTGTATGTGCCGAACGGACTTGATGGCTATCTGGATCAGATTCGCCAGCTGGCATCTGAAGTTCCTGACGTAACCACCAAAAAGGGACGCGAGCGTATTGGCTCTCTGGCCCGCATGGTCGGCTCAAGCAAGAAAGCCATCGAGGAGCCCGGCCGCGCTTATCTCAAACATCTAAAAGAAGCGGTAAAACCTGCCGAAGAAGAGCTGCGCAGGTTCACTCGTGAGTGCGACACCATCCGCGACAATATTTTAGCGCCTCGCACTGAGTGGGATGCTGAACAAGACCGTAAAGCTGCTGAAGAGCAGATGATCGCCTGGCATGTTGAAGCGCTTGAAATGAATGAAGCGCATGACAAGGCTGCAGCTGAGAAATTTGAAGCTGACCATGAGCTGGCTTTGCTAATGAATAAGGATATTGACCGCGAGCGCAAGGAAGCGAAAGCCGAAGCAGAACGCCAGCGCATTGCTCACGAAGAAGAGATTAAGCGTCAGGCTGTCGAGCAGGCACGCATTGAGGCTGAGCAGAAAGCGCAGCAGGAACGCGAAGCTTCAGCCAGGCGTGAGGCCGATTTAAAGGCAGCGGCTGAGCAGGCGGAGCGTGAACGCATCGAATCACAGCAACGTGCCGAACGTGAAGCCACAGAGGCCAGAGAGAAAGCTGAAAGGGAAAAGCAGCAGGCTATCGAAGCAGAACAACTTAAGGCGCGGCAGGAGGCCGATCGCATCAAGCGGGAAGCCGAACAGAAAGAAGCCACTCGCCTGGCTGAAGAGAAACGCGTTGCAGACGAAGCCGCAGCGCGCGCCGCAAATGAGAAGCATCGTAAAACGATTGGCACTGAGATTGTTACTGCGCTACTGGGCCGCACCAGCATAACCCGTGAGCAGGCGATTGAAGTTCTGATTGCGCTGAAAGACAACGAAATCCCGCATACCCGCATCACCTACTAACCACCACTTAACCAACACCAAGGAAGCCACGATGACTTATGCCATCGGTGGCGGAGTCATCGTGGACTTCGCAGACCAAAACGAATCACAGCTTGACCGCTTAGTCGGCCGCATCCGTACCAGCCTGAAGAAAGGCTGGCGATCAATTATCGACACACTGAATCAGCCAGGTAACCCGCTATGACCATTATCCCCGTTAACGGCACCCTGCTGGTTCAGCAGGGGTGCATGCGCCTCAACAAACTTTACGAAGAGTCCTTCCCTGATACCAAAGAAGGCATGAAGTCGGCCTATGAGTGGGCGACGGCGATTTCAATCGGGTGGCACGACTGCCAGGACGATGACTGGAACAAAATGGTGAAGAAAAATGCTGCTTAGCGAAGAAGAGTTTGTCGACTTCATGCAGGACGCGCTGGGCGATCTGTCCGACCCTATGACATACGAGCAAGCCGCAAAGGATGCGATTGCCGATCACCGCACGGAACGCCAGTCAGAACGAATGGAGGGCTAGATGGAACTCGACAAATTAGATGAGCCGTTTGCACCGCAGGATATCGAGTGGCGCATACAGCAATCCGGCAAATCCGGACAAGGAAAGATTTACGCCATGGTGCTGGCATACGTAACAAACCGGGCAATTATGGCTCGCCTGGACGATGTGTGTGGCAAAGCTAACTGGCGTAACGAGTACCAGCCGGCACCGGCAGGCGGCGTGATGTGCGGAATATCCATCAAGGTCGATGGTGAATGGATTACAAAGTGGGACGCCGCAGAAAATACGCAAGTAGAAGCGGTTAAAGGCGGGATGTCGGGTGCAATGAAGCGCGCAGCTGTTCAGTGGGGTATTGGTCGTTACCTATACAACCTAGAAGAAGGATTCGCCCAGACTAGTGACGTTAAACGCAATGACTGGAACCGTGCGAAATTGAAAGATGGAAACACCACATTTTGGTGGTGTCCACCTCAATTGCCATCATGGGCCCTTCCTACTGCTAGCCAGCAACAGCAGAAAAAAGCCGATCCAAAACCTGAAGCGCCTACCAGAACACCTGACGACATTCTCCGTGAATTCACGGAAATGGTTAGTAAGGAAAGCGATTTGGAAACAATTCAAGGGCTGTACAAAGCGGCATGGAATGCACTTTCAACATCAGCCGATCACCAAACTAAGTGCGTTGAGGTTTACCAAATACGCGCCAAAGATCTGAATAAGGCGGCATAAATGAGCAGCAGAGGCGTCAACAAAGTAATTTTAGTGGGAAACCTTGGGCAGGATCCAGAAGTGCGTTACATGCCTAACGGTGGCGCGGTTGCCAACATTACGCTGGCAACTTCTGAGTCATGGAAGGACAAGCAGGCCGGTGAAAACAAGGAAGTGACAGAGTGGCATCGCGTGATTCTCTTCGGAAAGCTGGCTGAGGTCGCCGGGGAGTATCTCCGCAAAGGCTCGCAGGTCTACATTGAGGGAAAGCTACGCACCCGCAAATGGCAAGACCAGTCAGGCCAGGATAAATACATAACGGAAGTAATTGTGAATGTCGGCGGCGTTATGCAAATGCTGGGCGGTAAGCAGGAAGGTGGAGCGGGAAACCGACCGCAGCAATCATCGCCTCAGCAGCGCCAAGCTGGGCCATCTACTCCACCGGCGAATAATGAACCGCCGATGGACTTTGATGATGACATTCCCTTCTAGGATTTAACCCACCAATAAGGACGCCACCATGGAAATGACACCGCAAGAAGCGGCGCATTACGCACGCCTGAATGATGACGATCGCACAAAGTACATCGCTCTTCTTCAGAGCCAGCGAGAGCGCCAGAGATTAATGCAGGAAGCGCTAGCCGGTGTCGTTGCGGCCTTGAAGGCATCGCAAGAGGGAAAGGAGCACCCTCGCCTGCTTACACCACAGAGAAAGGAATATCTCTACATCAAAGAGCTTGAGCGCCGCGAGCATTACGTCATGGCTAAGCGCCCACCGCTGCCACAAATCATCGTGACGAAGAAAGTCGCGGATTACGAGTGGCGCGACTTTACCAACACCATTCGTGGGCGCTTCGGCGCTCAGTTGCAAGAGTAGCGGCACAGCGCCGCGCCAGATTAATCGACGCTGGCCTGTACCCGGTTGGCGAATGAGGGGAAAGAGATGAAAGAGCAAAAAGTCGTGATGTACGAGTCTGATGAAGCAGCAAGCATTCAGACCGTAACCGGATGGGTTGATAGAAATGGCAGGTTCTGGGGTAAGGATGAGCACATGGCGCGTTACTGCGGCAGCACTCACCGTATCTGCGCTAAAATCCCTGAACATGGTTCACACGCGAGCAATGGTTGGTGTGATAAATGCCGGGAAGAAAGCCGCCTTAAGCAGTTTCAGTCCATGGAGAAAAAGCCATGGGCAGGTGAGCCGTTGGTGATTTTCGATGACGATAAATATTTCTTTGATGCTGAATCGCTGGTTGAACATTGCTGGGAAAACAACGTGCTGCCTTCGGAGTTGCGACTGCTGATATGCGAGCCTAACTACCCCAGAGAAGTCGACATGAACGACCACTGCGAAGAAATCATTCCTGACGGTGGTGACCATCACGATATCCCTGAGGCTATCTGGTTGGCTGCTGAAGCGCTGAATAAAGCGATTCGCGAAAGCGAGCCAATATCATGGTGCGGTGGAAAAGACGCTGCCATCGTTTCCGACGACATGCTGACTGATGAGCAGAAGGCGGACATTCTGGCTGACCGAGCACTTGTAGGCGAATCTGAGGCAACATCCCATGACTAACAACCAGCAACTTGCAGCACATTGCCGCGACGTTATCGCCAATCCGCAAGACCATCAGGATTGGGTGGTGGATATGGCGAGGTTGGCGCTGGCTAGCCTTGAGGCTAAACCAATAGCATGGTTTACCGATGATGCAGAAAATGACCGTTCAGCGACAACGTACGACCCGAAAATGGCCGATCGATGGCGTAATAAGCCTTGGTTTGTGGGTGAGCTGTACGCTGCGCCGCCCGTGCCGGTGATGCAGCCGGTTAGGTTGCCTAAACCATGTGCATTTCACCTTTGCAATCTTTTGGATGAACAGGAAGTAATTAAAGCCATCCGCGCAGCAGGATATGAGGTGAAATAATGATGACCGAAGAGATGAAGCAGGTGCTTATTGCGCGTTGCGATGAGAATATTAACCGAGCTAAGAACACAGAGAGCTATACCGAGGGTCATGGTCTCGATTTCATGTTGATGTGCATTGCGTATGACGCGCTCACCCAACCTGCAAGCCCGGCGTTGAAGTTGCCTGACATAAAAGCAGCAGAGGAAGTATTTAAGTGCCTGTATTCAGGCAGAGCGTTATCAGCAGCCATCAATGCGGCTAAGTGGTACGAGGAGGAGGCAAAGCGCCTCAATTCCCCACACACAGCACAGATAGAGCCTATATGTGCCACAGGTGGTGCAGAGTGGGTGAAGTGTAGTGAGAATCTTCCGCATGACGTTAACTACGTAATAACAAGCAACGGTTTAGATATTGGTCAGGCTTGGTGGGATGGTGAAAGATGGTTTGAGCGCGACCCGGTTGCAGAGGGTGTAACCCACTGGATGCCACTACCAGCAGCGCCGGAGGAAGGATGATTAGCAATGAGCGTCTACAGGAAATAGCCGATGATTGTGGATCGCTTGATGGGTATGCAGATTTTGCAGAGATGGCTAAGGAGTTACTGGAGCTGAGAAAGGCGTTTAGCGGTGAGCCTGACGCATGGATGACGGTGCATGTGCAAAGCCCTACATGGGATGACCCAGGTGGCGGACCAGAATACGTTGAGTTGCACGAATTGAAGCCAGAATATGGCAATTTTGATAACTCCCCTGCTTACGAGCTATATCGCAAACAATAGCGCCATACCCAACGAATAAATCCCAATGCCGCGAAAGCGGTTTTTTTGTGCCTGGAGAAAATAATGCAAATCGATATCGGCAACAAATACGTCATCACTGGCGATGCGCGTCAGTTCGTACTGAACGAGAGAAAGATTAAAGGAGAAAAGGCCGGCGAGAATGCCGGTGAAGATTATCTCCAGCCTATAGGTTTTTATCAGAGCATATCGGGCGTAGTTGCAGCACTCATTGGCCTGAGCGTCCGCCTATCAGATGTGCAGTCGCTACAGGCGATGGAGCAGCACATTAACCGCATCTCGCTCCAATGTGAGCAGGCTTTCGCTGAGAAGGCATGACGCCCGCCACCGAAAACGCGTTAAGGCCGTAGCGCGTAAGTGCAGAACGGAAATACTCACCGCCATTGACGGCAAGCCCAAATCAGAGCACGACAGCATTATCACCACCCTTCTTGATAAACACGCCAAAACCATAAACTGCCTGCCGCCCAATACATTCCGGCCTAAAGCCTGGCTTGTGTATTACGTGCGCCAGATTGAAAAGGAGTTACGACAGTGAAAGAAATGCCTTCACGTCAAATGGCTGTCGTCGGCACGCATAAAGAGACCGGCAAACAGGTATATTTCCGTTCAGCTTATTACGCGCCGGGCTTTCATCGTTCCGGCATTAAAGAAGCAATCAGTGGCCGGGCCAAATCTCATCGCGGCTACACATGGCGCTACGCAACCAAAAAAGAACGCGAGCAACACGCCAGTCATTAGTTAGTGTTGCCATATAGCTACATTTCACCCGATTAACCCTATATGTTGTCATATACCAACAACTGTGAGGAATTATTCATGGCTGACTCTGCACTGATCAAAGAAGAAGAAGTAATGACCAAACTGGACATCTCTTCTCGCACCACAATGTGGAAATACTGCAAAAAATACAATTTCCCTAAACCTGTGCGAACACATCCAAAATCTTACCTACGCCGTGACGTTGACGCATGGATCCAGAATGGCGGAGTCAATCAGCCACTTTCCTGATGTGCCAGAAAAGCTTATCGGCATGTAGCTCATATGCTCTTCTCTGGTCCTCGATCCAGTCGTGCTTGTTATATACTGCCATCACCCCGCCCAGCTCATGCCCCAGCATCCTTTCAGTAACATGGGGCGCGACTCCTTCCTCTGACAACCTCGTCACCAACGTGCGGCGGAAATCATGCGCGCGCCAGTAACCAAGATCCAATCCCTCACGGATTCGGATGATGTAGCGGTTTGCTGCGGAAATGGTTATTGGTGCGTCTGTATCCGCACCCGGAAATAATATCTGATCATAGGTTTCCATCGCCTTTTCCAGCAGCGGCTTAATCTGTTCGAAGATTGGCCGCCGGATCACGTTGTTCATTTTGCTGTGCTCTTTCGGCACCGTCCACACACCCTCCGACAAATCAAATTCAGGCCGTTCAGATAAACGCAGTTCGGATACTCGCGCTCCCCACAGCATTAACATCTGGTGTAATAGCTTGTTCGATGTAGCCGCTCTGCTTCTGTCTATCGCAATCCATATCTTTGCAAGTTCTCCATATGTGAGCACCCGGCTGCCAGTCTCCGATCGCACGCCAACATCACGTGGGGCAATGCGCATAATTGATGCGTTGTCGATCACCTGGCGGCGAATGCACCAGCCGATAGCAGTTCGCGCTTGTGACAGAAGCTGGCGGGCGCGGCGCGGATTTTCTTTTTCCTCTTTGGCGAAGAAGTCAATCCACTGCTTAACCGTGATTTCACCAATGGCGCGCTCAGGGAACGCCCCGCCCAGGTGCTTCAGCACTGTCGATTTGTAGAGCTCTTGTGTCTTTGGCCGCAGGTTCACTTCAACATACTGCTCTTTCCAGTATTTGAGGCAATCGCCAACAGTCATCTGGCTTTCACCGGTTACCTTTTCAAAATAGGAGCGCGGATCCTTATCGCCGTCATATAGCAGGCGAAGCTCCCCTACCAGCGTGCGGGCATCCTTGAGGGGCATCGCTGGGTAGCGCCCGAGGCCAAGCCTCTGGGGTTTGCCGTTCCAGCGGTACCGGAACTGGAAGGTGATCACACCCTTCGGCGAAATGCGCGCGCTAAGCCCATCAGCATCTGAAACTTCTGACGGGCCCGAATATGGTTTACCATGTATGGAACGGAGTTTAGTGTCGCTCAAGGCCATAATTATTTTCTGTACGCAGTGAAAAGTGGATTTGGTACCAACTGTGTACGCAATATTACATGGACGAACGTGAACGGCAATGAACAACTGTGGACATATACAGTTAAAATCGGGTGAGAGGGTAAGGCTAATTGCTTTCTGATCAATGTGTTAATGAACAAATGTGAACGGAAATAAACTTTGAAGAACGATTGCGAACAGCCTACCTTCCTCTTCCACGATTATGAGACCTTCGGTAAAAGTCCGTCGTTGGACCGTCCGGCGCAGTTTGCTGGCTTACGTACCGATAAAGAATTCAACGCGGTAGGTGAACCGCAGGTGTTTTATTGCCAGCCCGCTGATGACTATCTGCCGCAGCCGGAAGCGGTAATGATTACCGGCATTACGCCGCAAACAGCCAAAGCGCGCGGCGTAACGGAAGCGGCGTTTGCCGAACGTATTCACGGGCTGTTTAGCGAGCCGCAAACCTGTGTGATTGGTTACAACAATGTGCGTTTCGATGATGAAGTGACGCGCAATATCTTCTATCGCAACTTCTACGATCCTTATGGCTGGAGCTGGCAGAACGGCAATTCGCGCTGGGATCTGCTCGACGTGATGCGCGCTTGTTACGCGCTGCGTCCGGAAGGGATTGAGTGGCCGGAGAATGACGATGGCTTCCCGAGCTTTAAGCTGGAACATCTCACCAAGGCTAACGGCGTGGCGCACGAACAGGCGCACGATGCGATGTCTGACGTTTATGCCACGCTGGCGATGGCGAAACTGGTGCAAGAGAAGCAACCGAAGCTGTTTGAGTTTCTGTTCACCCATCGCAATAAACAGAAACTGATGACGCTGATTGATATCCCGCAGATGAAACCGCTGGTGCACGTTTCCGGCATGTTTGGCGCGGCACGCGGTAACACCAGTTGGATTGTGCCGCTGGCGTGGCATCCGGATAACCGTAACGCGCTGATTGTCGCCGATTTGGCCGGTGATATGTCGCCGCTGCTGGAGCTGGAACCTGATGAACTGCGCGAGCGTATGTACACGCGCCATAGCGAGCTAGGCGATCGCACGGCGGTGCCGATCAAGCTGGTGCATATCAATAAGTGCCCGGTGCTGGCTCCCGCAAGCACGCTGCGTCCGGAAGATGCCGCGCGACTGAATATTGATCGCCAGCAGTGCCTCACAAACCTCAAACTGCTGCGTGAGCATGCTGAGGTGCGTGAGAAAGTGGTGACGCTGTTTGCCGAAGCTGAGCCGTTTACGCCATCGGATGACGTGGATGCGCAACTGTATGACGGCTTCTTTAGCGATGCCGATCGTGCGGGCATGAACATTGTGCGCCAAACGCCGCCTCAGAATTTACCAGCGCTGGATTTAACCTTTGAAGATAAGCGCATTGCCAAACTGTTGTTCCGCTATCGTGCACGTAACTTCCCTGGCACGCTGGATGATAACGAGCAGCAGCGCTGGTTACAGCATCGCCGTGAAGCGCTGAATGCCGAACGTGTGCAGGCATTTCTGCTGGAACTGGAGTCGCTGGCGAGTTTGCATGAAGGTAATACGGAGAAAATGGCGCAACTGAAGGCGCTGTATCTGTATGCGCAGGAGTTGGTTTCTTAGCCCTCTGCACTTAATGCCCTCAACTTCACACTGCCCTGGCAAGTCTGCCGGGCATGTTTTTAAACACTGAACGAACTACCCTGCCATTAATTTCTTGCCTAAGTATCCAGCGTACTTATGACATTCCTAATCATCAAACACCTTGATATTCCATGCTTTTGAGCATCTCTTCATCAAAAACTTCAAAGACAGAGATTTAAAACTTTTTTTTAGGACAGGTCTTTAGGGTGAAAAAAAATCTCTTGTAACACTATCTGCTAAAACTCATCCACACCCCTTATAGAGAGCATTATGAATATATTTGATTATGACCAGGCACAATATATCTACAGAGATACCCCACGCCCGACGTTTTCAGGATCCACCGGCGAAACAAATCCTAAGACAGTGGTAAAAATTACCATTGGTTCGAAAGAGTCTACAGCGGATTTCGACCCTATCACCGGCAGATTTAGCTGGATGGTTGACGAAGATCTGCCTGATGGCATTTACAACATCGCTATTATTACCATCGATGCCGCAGGCAACGCCGGCACTCCGCTTATTCGAACATTGGTCATAGACACAACACCGCCTGAAGCGCCTGAACTGATTAATCTTAAAGATGATGTCGGTTCGAAAACGGGTAGCTTTGATCCCGGTGAATTAACCGATGATGCACAACCAACGCTGACGGGTGTGGCTCAACCGGGCACCATCGTTTATCTGCGGGATGCCACCGGTAA